AGAAAGAATTGTGATTCGGAAAACCCACCCAAAATTCAAACTGATCGATGCCATGTGTTTCAATTCAAAGAACTTATACAACGAAGCAAACTATGAGCTTCGGCAACAGTTCATTAAGACTGGCAAACATATGTCGTATTATGAAATGAATTTTAAATACAAGACCCATGAGAATTACAAATCCTGTTTTAGCCAACCAGCGAACTGTACGATTCGTTTGCTTCACAAGAACTGGAAATCATTTGAGGTTGCAACTAAGGACTATGAAAAACACCCTGAAAAGTATCTTGGGCGACCTAAGATACCAAAGTATCTTGACCTCAACGGTCGGTTCCCTTGGATGATACCCAACAACACCTGTTATTACGACTACGAGAAATCCGAAATCCGTTTTCGACTTCGGGTATTGCAAGATTTCCATTGGGAAAGCAGGTGCCTAGGGAGGCTGATACAGGTGAGATTTGTCCCCAAAGGAACGTGCTATGTGATGGAGGCGGTATATGAGGTAGAAGTACCGGATGTAGAAGAGTGTGTCGGAGAACGTATTGCTGCGATTGATTTGGGAGTCAATAATCTTATGACGATTACAAACAATATCGGCCAGCGGCCAATTATTGTTAGCGGTAAGGTTTTGAAATCCATAAACCAATTCTACAATAAACGAATTTCCGAAATGCAATCCGATCTTATAAATCGGAACGGAGAATGGTGGAGCAAAAGGATGCATACGATAGCATTCAAAAGACAAAATCGTATCCGAGACTATATGCACAAGTCATCTTTGTTTGTTGTGAAGTGGTGCGTTGAAAACGGAATCGACACTTTGGTTGTCGGCAAAAACAAATCGTGGAAACAAAAACAGTTTGGCATGCAAAATTTCAAATACATCCCGTATGACACACTGTTACATCAGCTTCAGTACAAATGCCAGGACGCCGGGATCTGTTACATTGAAATTGATGAACCATATACGTCCGGTACGAGTTTCCTAGACGGCGAGCCAGCGGAGAAAGATTTTTACGATGCGTCCCGCCGTATTAAGCGCGGGCTATTCCAGTCTAGCAAAGGTTGGATCAACGCAGATGTAAACGGAAGTTTACAAATCATGACAAAGGTATTCCCAAATGCGTTTCGCTATGGGATAGAGGTGGATCTAACACCTGCCGTTATAAATGTAGTAAGAGCTACATGATTTGCGGCGAATCACAATGTGAATAGAACAGGACTTTGGTAAAAGAAATCCCTCCCCGTTTGGGGAGGGAAAGTTCTCTAAGAAGCCCATGCAAGCGATTCGTCCTTTATGATGACCCAACTGAAATCATCCGCAAACACCACATTTGGATCGTCCTCATTGTCGGCCTCGGCTTCACGGGATCGCCGGTCCTTATGATCGCAATAGGCGTGATCGTAAACGAAATGTCGAAGCTCATGCCGTATGGCTTTCTCCTGCAAATGGAAATCGTATAGCGTATTAATGTAGATGTCCGCTGTGCAGTCTATATTCCAGAAAATTGCTCCAGCTACGCCCATGTGCGGGAAATCGAGCATGTGGATATAGTAGTCTACGCCAAGATAATACTTTTTCAATGGCCATTTCTCCTTTGTTGCTCACGGAGGAAGTCCATCACCACCATCAAATCATCATTCGAGATGTCGCGGTTTGTGATGGACAGATGTACACCGCCGATCGTGATGGAATCCAATATTTCCTCCGGTTCCATAGCTGCGATCTCCGGTGAGTTGGTGTTGCCGAGCAGATAATCCACGGACACACCGAAATAGGAAGCCAGCTTTTCAAGATTTGCTCCACGGGGAATCGCGACGCCGTTTGCCCAGCGACCAACTACCGCGTCGGTAATGCCAAGATCTCTGGCAAGGCGGTACTTGGTCAGCCCCTGCTTTTTCATGAGTTCTTGAAGCCTTTCGTGAAATTGCATAATTCTCACTCCTAAATTTGTGCATCTCCTCTAGTGTTGTAGGGCTTGACTACTAACGGAAAAGATGCTATTATACTTTTGCGACGGTAGCAACATAAAAGACGGTAACATCTAATCGTAGGTTAGCATATTGGAGCGAGAATGTCAAGAACTTTTTGCAGAGTTACGATAACATTTCTCGCGTACCAAAAAGGGGACAGAATGGAGGCTGTGATATGTTTCGGGTGATTATCGCTGGCGGAAGAGACTTCGACAACTATGACCTTCTAAAACAGAAGATGGATTATCTGCTGTCCGAAACCACAGAACCGATTCGGGTAGTCTGCGGACAGGCCCGTGGAGCCGACCAGCTTGGACAGCTCTATGCCAAAGAACGAGGCTATGAGATCCGGTACTACCCAGCCAACTGGGAGTACTACGGTAAAAAGGCTGGCCCGCTACGCAATGAACAAATGGCTCAAAATGCAGATGCCCTGGTCGCATTCTGGGATGGCGAAAGTCGAGGAACAAAAAACATGATTGAAAACGCCAAGAAATACAAGCTCAAAATTCGAATCGTCAGATACAGAAGGGAGGCAGTGCCTTGTTAAGTTCGGACTATCTCGACGGCTTCCGAGCCGCCATGGATGTAGTTCTGGAATACTTTGAAGGGAGTAAAACACAACAGGAATTTTGCGACAAGTACGGGCTGAAACCTAAATGGGGAGACTCTATTATAGAAGAACTCCGTAATCATGCCATAGCCGTAGCAGAAATCAATGCGGAATCCGGCAAATAACTATGCCGTGCCGTACAACCAAATCAATATAGGAGGATGAATTTGATGAATGTGTGTGTGAAGTTGAGTGATTTGGATTTGGGAAATGCGTGGCTGCTAGATGAGAATCTGGCTACGGTTCCGACGGATTCCGGTTGTGAACTGCTCGTTGGACGTGGAAGTCTGAGCGGGATGCTTGTAGATAAAGAGCGAGAATATCTTGTGGAGGAGGGATTGTTAAACTGGGAAGACATCGAAGATGAGATCGTGTTGGATGCCAACCTGCACAATCGCATCTTTGCATACTTGGAGGGATGCCATGAAGAGTAAACAGCTTTCTGCGGCGCGGAACATCATGTATCAGAATTTGATTTCCATGTTTCCTGATGTCACTGTGATCAGCGACCACTTGCAGGATGAGGCATACCTCGGAACGTGGGATTCCGAGGGTGCCCAGCTGATTCTGTACACATTCTGCGACCACATTTTCGATCACGGAGCAGACATCATGATCACACCTGTTTAAAAAAAGTTTACATTTATCTCATTTAACCTATTGACAGATTCCAAATTATGTGATATATTGTAGACACAGACGAAAGGAGGTGCGACGATACGAACGTCATTAACGTAAAACGAGGAGACATTTTCTTCGCCAATCTGTATGGCAGCAAAGAAGACAGCTCGGTGCAGTGTGGACGCCGACCGGTGATCATCATTCAGAACAACGTGGGTAATCGCCATTCGCCGACCACAATCATCGCTCCGCTGACATCTAAAATGAAAAAGCGAAATCTTCCAACACATGCATTTATTCGGGCGGATGAAGTAAATGGTTTAAGGCGGGACAGCGTTGCCCTCCTTGAGCAGGTCCAGGCTATGGATAAAACTGACTTGTGTGAGTATGTGGGTTCTATTGAGGATATGACCAGTGTTGATAAGGCCCTGATGATTTCAGTCGGCCTTACAGGTTAAAATGAAAAACCTCATAGAGCCTGTTGACTGAACGTCGTACATATGATATACTATTAAACATGGGGGTGCTTCATATGTACAACGAAGAGACCAAGGAGAAGTATCTGTCTGCAAAAGAGGCTGACAATCACAAGGGCAGAAACCGTCAGACAATTTTCTTTAACAAGATTGCTCCATACGAAGAAAGACTCGGCAAGGATCTTGGACAGATGACCAAGGAGGAAATCATCAGCGGGCTCCAGTTCATCGGCGGCTCCTATTCTACGATTCAGGTACAGTCCGTATTCGCAAGACAGTATCTTCTGTGGTATGACGAGGCGGTTGCTCCGGTACGCAGAAGCACGACAGAGTTTTCATGGGACGATGTGGACCTGACAGAAACATATCGCCGTGATTATATCCGAGACATCGCCCAAATCGGAGAAGATTGGAGCCAATGCGACCCAAACAACGGAGACTATATCCAGCCCTATCTGGTCCTAATCTGGTATGGATTTTCGCCGAAGGATTTCCTGAAGCTAAAGAAGACCGAAGTGGAAATCGGCAAAGCACAAGTGACACTGACCTTTGACGGTGTACTCTATACAATCGACGACCAAGTTGTAGCTCAGACGCTGAGAGACTACAATGCTTTTACAGAATACCAGGCGGAAAATTCCAAAGTGACATGGCACAAGCCGGACACGGAGTTATTCTTTTACAACAAGGTGTCTAAGGACAGCGTAAAGGTCAAGAAAACAGTCACATCTATTGACGCTTCCAGCCGCCTCCAGTGGTATAAGAAGCATAGTATCTATGGTTCTACTCGTTCCTATGATTATGCCTCCGTCAGACTGTCGGGGTTGTATCACAGGGTGATCGAACTGCAAGAGCAGGGTGCTCCGCAGGAAGAGATTGAAACTCTTATGGATTTCTATGGCGTGTCCAGTAAGAGCAAAGCTATGCGGGCCATCTTCCAGAAGTCGCTTGAGTCCTATCGGAAAGCGTTTGACCTGTAAAAAGAGAACGGTGCGTTGTTGCGCACCTTCTCCTTGAAACGAAAATCTCATACAGCCTACAGGAGGAATGCAAATGAAAATTCCGAAATCAGAAATCTTATGGAAGACAGACAACACTCCAAACGGAACATTCCTTACCACCTCAGACAAGATCCGAAGCAAATACACCCTGTGGCGGCAAGAAGAAAATGGCGTCACCAAGATCAAATCCGCCGCCACACCAAACCAGTTCAATGAGGTGCTGGAACCATACTGGAATCCACCCTCTGACGATAAACCAAAACGAAATAGAAAGGGGAAATGATAAATGGTCATCACTACATCAACGGCTGATTCCACGAAATGGTTTAAAAACATTGTTTTTGACGAGTTTTGCTACACACCTCTTAACACACTAGAAGAGAAGGTGGTTGGTACCGCCGTATCCAATGTCAAAACCATTTACCACGAAGGTCAGCCTGTCGGCGTCAAGGTCTACTTTGCCGACGGTACAGATGAGAAAGCCATCTGCGAAGAGGGGGATCGCCCGAACTTCAATCTGGATTTCGGCATCACCATCTGCCTTTGTAAGAAGTTGCTGGGCGGAAGCGGAAACTACAATAAGAAAATGGCGAAGATTCATAAGGATATGGAAGCAAAAGCATATGCCGCTGCGCTTGCCGAGGCGAAAAAACGGGAAGCAAATGAGGCCAAGCAGAAAGCTCGTCAGGAGGAAGCCAGAAAGAAGCGTGAGGCTCGCGAGCGTGAGATTGAGATTCAGAAAGAGGCTTATCTCCGGGCTATGCGTGAGTTCCAGAAGGAGAGAGTAGAAACAGGTGCTACCAACGAGAATTAAGGAGGTTGTCATGGGAATTTTCCACAACGGAAACATATGCCACAAGTCTTACATACCGCTTTCCAGTGAGGCGAGGTGTCGTGGTGAGCAGTGCCACGAGTGTAATTACTGTGGATGGAATCCAGATGTGAACCGTCGCCGCAGACAGATGATTCGCCAGAGAGCGGAGAGTGGTTCTCTCGGGCAAGAGCATTAAACAACAGTTTTGTTAATAGGGGCGGTATCCCAACTGGAAGCAGGAAGCGGATTTAAAATCCGTTCAGTGCGGGTTCGAATCCCGTCCGCCCTACCATCTATAAATTTAAGGAGGAATTGAATGGCAGAGTTGAACATCTATCAGAAGCTGGCCCAGATCCGAGAGATGGTAGAGGTCATGCAGAGGAACAGCAAAGCGTATGGCTACAGTTACGTTAGTGATGTAGACCTACTTGCTAAGATTTCTGTCGGCATGAAGGAACATCATGTGTCTCTGATCCCTCAGATTGTTCCAGGCACCACGGTCGTAGACAAGTACGAATACACCAAAACAAAGAGCGGCAAAACCGAGCCTGTGTATGAGATCCTGACCAAAGCGGAGATGCTTTTCACTTGGGTCAACGACGATAAACCTGAGGAGAAGATTGAAATTCCGTGGGTTCTCGTTGGACAGCAAAGCGATGGTTCTCAGGCTTTTGGTTCTGGCCTGACATACTCCTATCGTTACTTCCTGCTGAAGTATTTCGGCGTTGCTACTCCCAATGACGATCCTGATAACTGGCGTTCCAAGCAGAGGGCTGCGGAAGACGAGGTTGATCAGAGAGCAAAAGCGGAAGCCAATAAGGAAATCGAAGCCAAACGCAAAGAAATTACTGAGCTTGGCAAGAAGGCGATTGGCTCGAAGTCCGTGACAGGACCAAAATTGAGAGAGCTGATCGACAAGCTCAATGGCGGCAACGGCGGCGCTCCCGGAGACATCGAGGACGTAGCAATCGCTGATCGTGTGATTGCAGAACTTAAGAAGCTCAAGGCTCCTGCTAAGGCGAAGGCCAAGGAGGAACCCACCGATGCGTGATCCAAATCGTATCGACGGATACTGTGACCGGCTGAAAGCCATTTGGGGTAAAGTCCCCGACTGGCGTTTCGGTCAGATGATGACGAATCTCATGTGCGACTTCCTATCTGAGAAAAGCAGAGACGTTTTCTATATCGAAGACGAAGATCTGTTTACTTGGATGGAAAAGCACATGGATCTATAAACCAAACGATGCTTTTATAGGCGTCAAATCGTTGTCCCCGGGGCTTTAAGCGAAGGGTGCTCAAGTATATTGAGCACTCAAGCCCTCGGGAGAGCGAAACCAACTTAATTATTAAAAGAAGGAGGAAAGAGGTTTGTGCGCACAATAAAGCTGGCTTTACTCCTATCTGTTATTGAAAATACTTTGTGCTTGCGAAGAGAGTCAGGCTGTATGCATTGAACTCCGGGCTTTAGGCCATGAGGCATACTCCTGCGATATTATTTCTTGCTCTGGGAACCACCCTGAGTGGCACGTTCAAGCAGATGTCCTTCCGCTCCTGAATGGGAATTGTCAATTTATGGATGCGGGGGGGGGGTACGCACTACATTGATCGTTGGGACATGATCCTGGCCTTCCCACCGTGTACCCACCTTGCTGTGAGTGGTGCAAAACATTTTGAAATCAAGAGAGCAGACGGCAGACAAAGAGACGGCATAGAATTCTTCTGCCAGTTCCTCATTGCCGACTGCGACAAAATATGTATTGAAAACCCGGTAAACATCATCAGTGGGGATTACATTACAAAATGGTTTCCTGATCTGGCAGAGCAGTATTCGCTGCCGATCAAGCCAACGCAGACCATCAATCCTTATCAATTCGGAGATCCATTTGAGAAGAAGACCTGCTTGTGGCTGAAGAACCTTGAACCATTGGTGCCGACAAATATCGTAACGCCTCCGCCGCGTCAGGTGGTACGAAGCGGGAAGACACTTCCGTTCTGGTACTCAAACTGTGGTGGAGATCGCCGGAAGGCGAGAGCAAAAACTTTCCCTGGAATTGCAAAAGCTATGGCCACCCAGTTTGCGGGGCCAATCACTACATAAGGAGGATGAGGTTGAGCGCTCATAATACCATGGTTCCTCCTGTACTGAATGGACAACAGCAACAAGATCATCTTGGACCTCTGCGGAGGAACAGGAAGTTGGTCCCGGCCATGGAAACTCGCCGGGTATGACGTAAGGAATATCACGCTGCCAGACTACGATGTACTCACTTATGATCCTCCCGATAATGTCTACGGCATACTCGCTGCCCCCCCCTGTACGGAATTTAGCGTACTGAACAGGGCTTGGCCAGGGATGCCAGATCGGGAGCGTGATTTGGATGGCGGCATGGAAATCGTGGACGCTTGTCTGCGGATCATTAAACATTGTAATCCAAGGTGGTGGGCGTTGGAAAACCCCAAGGGCCTTCTCAGAAATTACCTTGGAGAGCCGCGCTATTCATTCCAGCCATGGTGGTTTGGAAGTGATGCCTGGACCAAGCATACAGATATCTGGGGTGATTTCAACATCCCGGAACGCGAGAACAATTCATGGGACGATCTCCCGAAGCTGGACTTGTACATAAGAGGGAATCGGCAGAAACCGGGTCTGAACTATCAACACAAGTCAGCATGGGAGAAGATCCCGCAGTATGGATATCACAAGCCTGAGACGGATGCAGAATTCCGGGCTATGACACCACCCGGTTTCGCTCGGGCATTCTACGAGGCAAACAAAGACAGATAACAAACTACGATTTCATAGATAGGAGGTTCAATGAGAACATACGAAAAGATCGAGACAGTTTTCAAGCGTGATATTGAGGGCACGAAGAAGCTGATTCCATTAATCGTTTGAACGAGTTGTTTGGCGGAGAACAAAATGCCCAGGTCTTTGAGCAGATGTTTGGAGAGCGCGAAGTCATCCTCTTTGGAGAAGGATATGGCGTTAAGATTCAGAGCGGCGGGAAATATATCCCAGACGGTGTGGACTTTATCCTCTTTGATGTCATGATCGGAGACAACTATCAGGAACGCGAGAACGTAGAGGGCATTGCCAAAGCGTTCGGAATTAAAGTGGTGCCTATTGCTGGATTAGGGCCTCTGACAGAAGCGGTTCAATATGTCGCACAGAATCCGCAAAGCCTTTTGGGCGACTTGAAAATGGAAGGCGTCGTATGTCGCCCACAGATGGAACTCAAAGATCGCGCCGGGAACAGATTAATTGTAAAAATCAAGTGGGAAGACTTCAAAGATATTGATCTATAAAAACTAGGTTTGGTTCACGGAGATATGTCTAATGAATGATTATGTGAAAAGATCTGACGTACTGGATGCCTCGAAAATCGTGTACATCGAGTACATTGAAGTAGACGGTGAGGGGTACGAAGAAGGCAACGCCGACGACATTCCTGTTGTTTTCAAACAAGACATCGAAGCCATCCCCGCCGCCGATGTGGTAGAGGTGGTGCGTTGCAAAGATTGCCTGTATTACACAGCTGGCAAAAATATATGTGAGTCATGGGAGTGGTGCGAAATTCATCAGCGCGACACAGGACCGTATGAGTATTGTTCTTACGGCGAACTAAAAAGATAAAACCTAAATTTGATGCGGTGGCGGAATAGGTAGACGCTTAAAGGGGAGACAGCGGGGACATAGCGTTGTGCGACAACGCCTCGAAAATGTGTGAACCGAACAGCCCGAAATGCGCTGTCATGTGAGGTGCAAATCCTCACCCGCATCACAAGATAAAACAAAAATTTGGTGTGGAGGTGACGGCCAATGAAATGCACTGGTTTTATTGCGTGGGAAGTAGCAGAAGAGATCTTGCGCCGGAGGTGATATCACGGAATGACTGTTTATGTAGTAATGTGGGAAAGTGATGAAGGCTTCTCAAATATCGAAGCAATATATTCGGATTGGCTTTGTGCGGATATGGTGTGTCAAGCTCTTAACGAATCCCCACATGACCCAGAGACGGGGTATGCGGTGTATGAATACCACGTATCGTAACAATACAAAACGTAACTTTGGTGGTGAAAAATGAAGAAAGCATTCGTTATTATGTTGTGCCTTGTAGTCATCATTACGATGTTCTCTGGGTGCGGCACAAAAAAGGCTTATGGAGACAATGATGGTGCTCCGCACATTATGACCATCGTTGATGAGACTATGGGATATAAAATCTATCGGCACGATGAGACGGGCGTCTGGTATTTTTGTAGAGACGGCGGGTATGGATGTTCCGTTTGTGTAATGGTAAACCCAGATGGCACACCGTACACGGGAGGCTGATATGACAAAAGAAGAATTCTTCCGGGAATTTGGGCTTCTCCGGCAAAGAGTTGCCAAGGCAATCGAAGCCATACTCGCTGAAGACGGATACTGTAAATCCTATGAAGGAACGTGGGAATTGCTGGTTAGCTATCCTGATTATTTCGACGATAAGACTGGTACAGCCGCCCCTGATTTTTACAGGATAACACTTCACTGTTATGTCCTTGGTCCGGCAAGACATTATGACTGGGATGGCAGGAGCTGGGCCGAAGCATTTGAAAAGTGCAAGGAACAAGTTGAATCGTGGATTGAACAATGTGAGGTGGAGTTATGAACCCGTATTGGAAAGTCTGGTGGTGGTTGCGGGACAGGCACATGCAGAAATATGCAAAGCAGCCGCCATCGATTCAATATGACAAGCGTTATCACACACATGTCGCCACGGTGAACCCATCCGAGGACGGCGATATTGGGTATGTGTTGGAAGAGATTACGCGAAGCGGTTTGATTTATCATTTTGTGGTAGCAGGAATCTCGCCGTCAGAACCGGTTCATGTGCATTCGTTTGATGCGGTGCTGAAAATCGCATACGAGGAAGCTGACACGTTCCAGATCCCAGATGATTGCCTCGGCGAATACAGCCAGCAGGAACTTGAGTTTCTCAAGGCGGTAGTGCGGCGCGGACAGCTAGATATAACAAAATTCGGGGCGAAAGTGAAATAATAAAAGAGATATTTGGTGGAGGTGATGCCAGTGTATGAGCTGCTGTTCAGATCCAGTAACGGCTCTGAGCGTATGATAGCGCGAGTAGAAAATGAGGGCAAAGCGATAGAACATATCCACGCCTTCTGCGAGGAGCGAGACTTTAAGATTTATTACACAAGAATGTGGACGGATGAAGACGGGCGGAAGTGGTTTGATGTCGGGAGCCATACGGAGTTCTTCATTCTGAGTCCCATAGACAAAACAGATGTTTGATGGGAGACAAGATGCCAATTTCAATTGAAGAAGAAAAGAAACTGCGCAAGGCCATATGGAAAAACAACCCGTTCACAACCCAAGATGGATTCACAATTGAGCGATGCTTTGCAGAGAATGGCGTAAGATATGTAGTTCAAACGCCATCTGGAACATCATTTATTGTTGATGGCAAACTAGGAAATGTCCTCAAGGCAATAGGTCTGGAGAGAAAAGAGAATGAACCTGTTTGATGGAGGTGATAGCCATGTATTGTGACACTTGTATCCATGCTCCGCCCAGCTCTCTGGACGGTAAGCCATGCTGTTTTTGCAATCCTGACGATCCAATGATGAGTAGCTATGCTACGAAAATCACAGAATCCACACTAGAGGAGATGGATATCGTCTACTTCGTCAAGGATGAACCAACCAACGAAGAACTGCGATACTCTCTGAGATCCGTCGAGAAGAACTTTCCTCACAGAAACGTCTGGTTCTACGGCGGTTGCCCTGATGATTTACAACCAGACAGATGGGCTCATATAAAACAGAATGCCAGAAGCAAATGGGGAAACACATCTGGGCTCCTGAGAAATGCTTGTGTCAACGAAGATATTTCCGAAAACTTCGTGCTGTTCAATGACGATTTCTTCGTGATGAAGCCAATCAGCTCTTTGCCGTACTATTCGGACGGCTCGTTGGAGGATAGAATCAAAGAGCTCTGGACTAGGAATCCGAGCGGTTCAGTCTACACAACCCGGATGCAGCTTACCAAGAAGATGCTGGTGCGGGAACAGCTTTCTACTGAGAACTATGCCATGCATATGCCTATGATTATCAACCGGCGCGAGATGCAAGAGACGTTCAAGAAATTCCCCGACGGCGAGATGTGGCGATCTTTGTATGGCAACCATCACCATAAGCCGGTGGAGTACATGAGGGACTGTAAGATTTATGGTCGGGATGAGGAGCCTCCTGCGGATACGTTATTCCTCTCCACTACAGACGCGAGTTTCCTATACGGAAAAGTCGGCGAGTATATTAGAGAACAGTTCCAAACACCAAGCAGATTCGAGGAGGTGTGAACATAGACATCGAGACTAACATCTTCGACAAAGAAGAGCTACATACAAATTGCACGGTACAAATCTTGCACAACTCTATCACTGGTGAGTGTTCAGTCGGTTGGTGGGAGAATCCAGGGTGGGTTAGAGTGGAAGACCAGCTCCCCGAGATGGGCAAACATGTACTAGTGATGTTCGACGCCGGAGATATGGCCGTAGCGTTTGTATTTGAACGGGATGAGTACTGGTCATACTGGAGAGCAGTCACTGATGATGGTTGGACAGCAGATTGTGATTGCGAGCCAATCTGGTGGATGCCATTACCGGAACCGCCAGAGGAGAGATAAGGTCACAGTTTGTTTACATTTATATCTCATCTAGCCTATTGACGGAATGCGGAAGATGTGATATATTATACGCAGGAAACCTCATTTAGCCTATACAAAATAAAAGACGAAGGAGGAATGCAAATGGGTTTTCGTACAGGAGCTTATGCAACAATTTGGGAGGTGACTCCTGAGAAGGAATTCAGCACGAAGTTGCAGATTTCCATCAGCCGGAAGAATAAGGACGGCGAGTACGAGCAGGACTTCTCCGGGTTTGTGTATGCGAATGGAACTGGTGCGGCTAAGAAGGCGGCGCAGCTCCAGAAGAAGGATCGCATCCGGCTCGGAGATGTGGATGTGACTACTACCTACAACAAGGAGAAGAAAGTCACCTATACAAATTATAAGGTGTATAGCTTCGCCACGTCGAATGACGAAAAGTTCAATCTTAGCGCGAAGGAGTTTGTGGCGTCGATTAATGATAATGCTCAGGCCACCTCAGCCAAGCCCGCAAGCAAGCCTGCAAAGGCGGAACCGGAGATTTCCGCAGACGATGTGCCTTGGTGATTGAATGGCAGAGCAAAGAGAGCGTTACTCGTTCAGTAAGCTTTCCGCTTTCGAGAATTGTCCGTATGGATGGATGGAGCGCTACATAAACCACAAGCCAAGCCAAAACAACTCGTTCGCCGAGTTTGGATCATATTGCCACGAAATTTTCGAGCAATACGCCAAAGGTGAGTACGAGTTGAGTAGCCTCGCAGATATTTATGAGTTTGGGTACGCCGATGCCATCACTTGCAAATGGCCGAATAACAAGTTTGTAGATTTGGAGTCTAGCTACTACAACGCTGGGAAGAAATTCTTCGAGGAGTGGGAAGGGTATGATGACTCTTACCACATCCTCGGCGTTGAGGAAGAGTTCACAATTCCTATTGCGGACTTTGACATGACGGGGTTTCTGGATTTGGTCTACGAAAAGGACAACCAACTCGTTATCCGTGACTATAAGTCAAAGGGTGAGATTAAGAAGACGGAGCAAAAGCACTATGCTCGGCAGCTCTACATATATTCTGCCTACGTCAAGGAGAAATACGGGCGGTTCCCAGACAAGATCGAGTTCTTCTGCTTTAGAAAGAACCACGTCTTGGAGATTCCGTTCAATATGGAAGATTACGACGAGGCTATCCAGTGGGCAATTGATATGGTGGCAAAGATACGGAATGAGTGGGAGTTCAGCAAGACGCCATCGCAATTTTTCTGCCTGAATTTATGTAATGTTCGTGGCGAATGTCCTTACGGCAAGTACTGGAGGTGGATGAAAAATAAATAGAGAACAGAGACGTGCTATCGAGAGGAAGACCATGAAAGAGCAGAACATTTCTCGTAGCACAGCCAAGAAGTTAGTTTACTTATCTGAACTGCGAGATAAGGCAAATGCCCCAGACATACTGGATGGGACAGCGGTTAAGATTAACGCTGCCAGAATCCTAGCAAACCACGGGAATAAACTGACCAATTACTTGACGTATGTCAAGGAACACCGCAACGAAGTGTTCCACGTAAGCCATGATGATCCGAAAGCAAATAGCTCTATGGTGATTTTGGCTGAGGATGATAGCCCCGTCAAGTGGTTGTTCCACACGTCAGATTTAATTGTTGTAAAGGAGGAATCCAATGTATAGCGGAACGGCGACCTTGTTCTTGTTTATTTTAGGTGTGGTTTTCGGGGTGCTTGGTCACAAATTCTATCAGGAAATGGACGATGATAATGGCTGATATAAAAGTAACCCTTCCAAAAAGCCATTCACGTAAAGAAAGCATCATTTACGCAGTGGACTTTGATGGAACGCTTTGTAAAAATGCGTGGCCTGAAATTGGTGAGCCGAATATGACTCTAATTTCAGATCTGATTCTAGCGCGAGAGTTAGGCGACAAGGTGATTCTCTGGACCATGAGGGAGGGAGATTTGCTATACAAAGCAGCGGATTGGTGCTTTAAACATGGGCTCCATTTTGACGCCATCAACAATAATCTTCCAGAGCAACAGAAATTCTATGGCAATAATCCAAGAAAGATTTATGCGGATGTGTACATAGACGATCACAACGCATGGATGGAGTGGTAAGTATGAATATAAAAACGATGTTTGGTGGGTGGTGATTGCCTGAATACAAAAATAATGTTCTCGTCAAAGTCTAATGAGTGGGCGACACCACAAAACTTCTTCGATGAACTTCAAGAAATCCTACGAGGAATCACAAAAACCAAATACCACTGTTGTCATGCTGATACCAGCCAGAACCGATACAACTTACTTCCATGCTTATATTTATCAGAAACCAAGCGTAGAAGTAAGGTTTATCAAAGGGCGGCTGAAATTCGGGGACGGCAAGAACTCTGCCCCATTCCCGAGCATGGTAGTGGTGTTTAGATAAAAGACTTATTTGATTGAGGAGATGATAACTATTGGCAGTGACATTGTTTTCGACTGGGTGCCCTAAGTGCAATGTGCTCAAGCAGAAGCTTGACGAAAAGGGTGTCCAGTATGAGGTCAGTTCCGATACAGACAAGATGATGGAACTTGGCTTTATGGCTGCACCTGTGCTCCAAGTTGGCGAGGAGTACATGGATTTTTCAAAAGCAATCCAGTGGCTACGGGCAGAAGCAGAACCTATGGCGTGTGATTCGTGTAGTTTCTGAGAGAGGAAGATGTAATGGTAATTGAACTGAAGCTCTCCAAGGACTTTGAGCGGTGCCTGGAGGATTTGAAAAAAAAGTACGGTGAAGAATTCGAGTATATCAATGGCGTTCATCCGAGCCAGCTCGACTTCTCGGAGTTTATTGACAACTTCGTGAGCAAGGACACTCTGGCGGATGCTAGTATCGACCCTAACGCAAATGCGAATCACAAAGACATCCGCAGTTTTATGACCGAGAAGGGTAAGAGCGAGGACAAGCTCTTCGGCCTTAATAAGATTTTTACCACGATGAAAAAGCAGTGGGGTCTTCGCACTGCAAAACAGTGGCTGGAGCAGGAGTTTAGCAAAGGATTCTATCTGAACGATTCTGCAACCAGTTCATATTTCCCCTACTGCTGGGCAAATGACTATACACGGCTCGCAACGGAAGGGTTGTTCTTCTTAAATAGCTACAACAACGAGCCTCCCAAGCACCTGACTACATATTTTGACGATGTAATCGAGTTTGTATCCTTCCTGTCTAATCGCCAGTCTGGTGCCGTTGGCATGCCCAACGTGCTGATCTGGGCATGGTACTTCTGGAAGAAGGATGTAGAAGAAGGGTACTACATGAAGGACCCTGATTATTATCTGAAGCAACAGTTCCAGAAGCTAATCTATAGACTAAATCAGCCGTTCCTCAGAATCGATCAGAGCGCATTTACAAATGTGTCAGTATTCGACCATCCTTATATGGAGTCTCTGTTTGGCGGAGTGGTGTTCCCGGACGGTACGATGGCGATTGACCATATTGATGAGTTGGTCGAGAGCCAGAAAGTCTTCATGGATGTGGTAAGTGAGATCCGCGAGGTCAATATGTTCACCTATCCCGTTAAAGTTATAGCGGCCTGATGGGGTGACCCATCTTGCAAACCCTGTGAACTCAGGGGAAGTCTGAATAATGCCACAGATTGTATGAGGGGATTACATAGCGAGGAAATTAGGAATCCCAATGAGCGACATCTTGGAACTGCATGAAGCTGGACTTTATGATCAGGAAATTGCAGAAATCTATGGATGTGATCGAAGCAACATTACCATTCGGCTAAACAAATTAGGAGTTAGAAATCGTCATGGAAAGAGGGACGACATAGAACTACGTAGCCGCATAAGTGATGCGCTTATAGGGAGATACTGTGGTGAAAACAACCCAAATTATAAAGGGTATAGAGATGTGAAGGAAGTTGCTCGTGGAATCTTTAAGACTTTTTCCAAAAGAGCAATGAGAGAAGCAAATTACACATGTGCGCATTGTGGAAAGCGTGGTGGTGATATGGCTACACACCATATTAAGCCATTTAGCGTTATTCTCCAAGAGTTTATTGATACACACTATGATGGAAATATGGACACAATTTATGACCAACTAATGTCATATCCAGATTTTATCGACGAGGACAATTTAGTTGTGTTGTGCGAAAAGTGTCATCACGATGTGCATTATTCAGACAATCCTGAACTAAGCCCATATAGATGGGAAAGCGCAACGACTATCGAAAACCTAGAACTACAATAGGTTAGTAGAGTACACCGCAAGCGATTGGTGGTGGAAGTGCAGGGGGACTGCGAAAGCAGTTCATGATATAGTCTGCTCTCCATGGTGACATGGAGCAGTTCCATTGAGAACGGCGATAGCCCAGCGAACTATCGCGAACACAAAGGATTAACTTATAGTTTATTGTACCAGGATGGTAAGTTCATCGATGAGCCGTTCGCTCGTTGGTGTTGCACCCACAATATGAAGTGGTCTGACTCTAATTTCTTTGTCAGTGACAATGTGGGTGTTCTCTCCAACTGTTGCCGCCTTCTCAGCGATACTTCCAAACTGGATGCCTTTATCAATTCTATTGGTGGCACAGCGTTGTCTGTTGGCTCCTGCCGAGTGAGCACAATCAACCTTGTACGGATTGCTTATGAGAGCGAATTTGATAAGAAGAAATATCTCAGAATCCTCCGTAGCCGTGTTCTTCTCGATTGCAAAGCGCTCTCTTCTATGCGGCACATCATCAAGCGGAACATTGAAAAGGGGCTGCTCCCGAACTATCAAGATGGAGCCGTGGAACTGGATAAACAGTTTTGTACTATCGGCGGTATTGGAATGTATGAGGTTATGGATCTGTTTGGTCTCATTGATACAGATGAGTTCGGTAACAAGAGCTATTCGGACGAGGCGGTCGAGTTTGCAACCGAGATTCTTGATACGATGAATGAAGTGAAGGACAACTTCGAGTGCGACTTCTCTTTCAATATCGAGATGATCCCCGCTGAGAACTGCGCCGGAGTGATTTGTCAGGCAGACAATCTCCTCTATGAGCAGGACAAATACTTCATCTACTCTAACCAGTGGATTCCTCTGATGGAGAATTGCACAATTCAGGAGAAGTGCCGCCTTGGTTCTCTCTTCGACAAGAAGTGTGGCGGCGGCTGTATCGCCCATATTAACATTGAGAATCGGTTCCCGAATGAGGATGTTGCTTGGGATATGCTGAATTATGTGGCTGCGCACGGAGTGATTTACTTCGCGTTTACCACAAAGATCAGCGTATGTGGGCACAAGCATGCATTCATTGGAACGCCAACTTGTCCACAGTGCGGTGAGCCAGTCGCTGATACATACGCTCGCGTGGTCGGCTTCTACACCCCCGTAAGTAACTATCAGAAGATTAGGAAACAGGAGTTCAACAAGCGCCGCTGGTACGATGTGCTAAATAAAGATGGAGTGATGGGATGAAACTCAAGGGTGTTGTGATGGAGGATTTTCTCCAGTACAAAGTTCCTTGCATGGTCCTTGAGTTCCCGAACTGCAATTTCAAATGTGACAAAGAGGCTGGGGTGCCGGTGTGTCAGAATAGCGCATTGGCCTCCGCCCCGACGCAAGAATTTGATGTCCACGATATTTGTAAGGCGTATCTATCCAATGACATCACGAGTGCGATTTGCCTACAGGGCCTCGAACCTTTTCAAAGCTGGTTGGATATGCTCGAAATCATTCATACGTTGCGCGAGGACTACCACTGTGATGATGATATTGTGATTTATACCGGGTTCGACTATGACGAAATCTGGCCAGAGGTATGTGAGATAAGAGATTATGGGAATATCGTAGTCAAGTTCGGGCGCTTTATTCCTAACAGACCACATATCTACGACGAAGTTCTTGGCGTTGAACTTTCGTCTGATAATCAGTATGCGAGGAGATTATAAAATGACCATCATAGAAATTGCAGAGTACATCAAATCCAATTATCCGAATAGCTGTATCGCCTACAATTATGACCACATTAACATCGCAAAAGAATACGCTGACGCTGAGGATTTGTTGGCTGAAGATGTGATTAAATTCTTTTACTATGAGGTTCTTGGATGTTGCGGCTGTGGAGATCCAGGCTCCACATTAGACGTGATCAGGCAAACATTATGGATTCAGTCCAAGTATAGACGATGGGGTGAAAAAGAAGTTGCTTATGAATCTTCTTTAGACCTCATTCTGACCAAGCCTGAGCACTATGGCGCAGTTCAATTCGTCCTCTATATCTTGGATGACAAGGGGTTCATTGATCATGGTAGCTGTATTACGAGCGCATGGCTCACACAGCTTGGAGAGATGTTTTTGTACGCACTGGACTACGCAGCCATGAATGGAGTGGAGATATGAAATGACCATTTGGAATAAATACAAAAGGTGCCCAACAGTAACAGTAAGAGATATACTGCCAGATCGCCCGGTACCCACAATTATGGTCCGCACGAACGACCCATTTGGCGGCGATACCCTCTTCGGCTATTGTAGCTGGGATGGCGAAAATCTGATCGGTCTTGATGGTGATGATTATTCTCTCGACGAGATGGTCACAAAATACGAACTAAACTATGACCACGATCCGTGCGCACTTGTATATTGGATTCACAGCTTTTGGACACCAATCGAAGAACAGGAGGAATGCTGATGGCAATTGTAATAAAAAGCACCCGCGATCACGAGTGTACTTGCGGACACTGTGGGGCGCGAATTGGGTATACGGATGAAGACACATACGTAGCGAGTATTGGCAAGGGGTTGGAGTGCCCGAACTGCGCTGAGTTTATTGTTCTGGATGACTCGATTAAACAAGGCCAGTTCCCAGAAGCGTTTTATAAATTCAGAGCAGAAGATGGCGCGGTGCATATCCCGGATGAGAGGATTCAGCAGTGGGTGAATGAATGCGTTGTCAGGATGCGCAGCCATCCCGATTGTGATGTCACCTATATATCTTCTGGCGACTCGCTCGTGATGGCTGTCTGGGATGATACAGACATTATTGTTTGGGTTTGCAGAGGATATTATGAAGCGTTTGTAGAAGGAGCAAAATGAGACTCTTTCAAATTGAAGCTGATTACAGACCAAACAACCAGAACAAGCCTCATTACTATGTGATGGCGAAATCCAAAAGTGATGCGAAGCGCAAGTTTAAGAATCGGATTGCTTGGCTTGACATCTATGGATGTGAAGAGGTCACAGACGAAGCGCAAGCCAACTATATCTACGAACATCCAGAGAAATTTATCCTATGCTAGGAGGAATGCAATTGAATCAAGTCGGAAAGTTTAGCAAAGTTTCATACAATCAATGGTCGGCGGCGATCAAGTCTCAGACCGATGCCATTGCCGAGGAGGCCATCATTGACCTGTATAACCAAATCAAACTGCCTCAGCGGGCGACATCAGGAAGTGCGGGATACGATCTGTATTCTCCTATATGGATTGAGCTCGGCCCCGGTGAGGACGCAATCTTCCCGCTTGGGATCCGGTGCAAAATTGATGATGGGTGGTTCCTTGGCATTTTCCCCAGAAGCGGTCTTGGGTTTAAGTATTATTTGCGGCTCGCGAACTTGACAGGAATCATCGACGCAGATTATGTAAACTCGGACAATGAGGGGCACATCATGATGAAAGTCCGCAACGAGAGTAACGATAAGACTGTGACCATCAGTCGCGGCGATGCCATTGCGCAGGGAATTTTCCTTCCGTTTGGCATCACCACAGACGATAATGCTATCGGCACTCGCAACGGTGGCTTCGGAAGCACAGGAGGTGCGCAGTGACAAGGGTAGAGATTCATAAAGAACTGTGCGATGGACTTTCTGACCTGTATCAACGGAAAAATTCTGATTACGGAGATAGCTACTCCAAGCTTCGAGCCAAATATCCAGAGAGTATTTGTATCAGGCTTGAGGACAAGCTGTCGCGGCTGGAACAGCTCATGAAGCCCGGATACGAAGCGAAGGTGCAGAGCGAAAGCATCTCCGACACCTTGCGAGACCTTGCTAACTACGCCCTCATGGAGCTGACCGAAATGAGATACGAGGCAAAAGAGACATCTGAGAATGTTGCCCCAATTGTAGAGAACTTGCCTGACTCCGCAAATAAAAACGAGTGGGTCCCGATTTGGGCGCTTGGCGACGATGGCAAGACGGAATTTTACAATCAGGAGATCGCACTCTCTGATGCGGAGATCTGGTACAACACACTGGGCAAGTTCTACACATTGAGCATCGAGGAGGCTATTAAATTCCCGACAGCCGATGCTCTTGCAGATTGGCTTGACAATATCGAAATGATGCTGTTCCGGTTTGTCAATCTTAAGGAACCTGATACTACATATGATCTGACTTGGCAGGATGGCTTTAATAATGCAGATAGCATTTTGGGCCATTCACTCAGAGAGTGTGCAGAGAAATTCTCCTTCTACGCCGACAACATCATTCGCCACTTCAAGGAGAAGGAAGAGTATGGTCTGTGAAAAATGTATGAGCAGTGCGTACTGCGACGCATTCGCTGTGACCAAATGCAAGATTTGCGGCTATAAAATTGTCACCCCACATATGCCGGGTGGGAGGGTTTGTCCCTCCTGCTCGGTGACACAGGGGCTGTGTGAGCAGTGCGGCGAGAAACTGGAGGAGGTGCCTGATGGCGAAGACAATTTATCTGCCGGACGGTGAGAGCTGGACGGTGTTTGGAGAAAACGATACGGAGCGCAGCCTACGGCGAATCATCCAAGAGTACTTGGGTGATGATTGCGTCGAACTGTTGGACGATGTGATTGCAGAAGCCTTCGAGCGTGGTGCTTGTTATGAGCCGGAATAAAATACCAGTTTGGTGAGGTGAACTATGGCAAAACATAAGAATTGCCCGAACTGTGCGGCTCCATATGACCCAGCTTTGAGCAAATGCCCATACTGCGGGACGATCTACTTTGATATGTCTGTGATTGACTTCGATCATCATGAGCCATTCTGGCTGAAGATCCGTGTGAATGGGTGCGAGATTACCCAATTCGTTGTGCCAGAGATGGGGGAGATGACAATCAGTCATAATCCTGTTTACTGTGATTGGTCCGGGCAGTGGGAGATGATGTTTAGTGGTCCCCCAGATGTGACCACAGACATTTCGTTCCATGCGGTTGCTGCGCCAGACACAAATGTGATGGCAACGGTGACCACAATTAAATCCTGATTTGGTGGTGAGTATCATATGGATAAAAAGTGATGAGTATGACCGGCTTATAAAGTCGGAGAGAATGCACAGAGAACTTGAATTGGAAGTGGAGCGCCTCGCCGCGCTAATTACAGAAAAGACAGAAGATTGCAGTATGGGGCCATGGTGTTACGACTGCAAGCATCTCGGCAAAGATAGATCTGCTACATACTTCGATGGTTTCGGTGGGTTTAAGATACTAGATCAAACATCTGGAGAGGTAATGTATTGCAAGAAACACTTACACGAGATTTGCCCAGAGTTTGAGATGAAAGGCTGATTTAATATGGAGAAGTCTAAGCGAAAGCAAATGTCAGACCTTCTATATGATGAGCTCGTTTATTACGATTATTACGAGCTTGACGAGGTAGCAAAAGTTATAGCCACACAACTCCCATGGAAGATGTTGAAGCGGATCATTAATAAGTTTCGAAGGCTACGGAACGCACCGCAAATCGGAGCGTTGGGATGAAAGGTTAATTTGATAATAATAGCATTCAAAAGTAAATGGCCCCTCTTACCGAGGAGCCACCGAAACGTGTTTACTAAAGTGGCGGGTGACCTTACTGAACCCCATCAAACCAAGAGTGCCGTAAGCGTTCCCTCGTGAGGTTTTAGCGACGAAACCAATTACTTGGTGTGTCGCCTCCACCACACAAACGTAAGAAGAATCAACGCAAAAGCAGCTAGCGCTGCCTCTGCGCCAACCAAATCCGACGCCCCTTGGGCAATCAGACTGGCCACAATACCACATAGCACTTCAATGGCAAGTGTGATGATTTCCGTACGCTTCATAAGAAACCCTCCTTAGTTTAAATAGGAGGGCACCCGTCACTTAAATATATAACATAAATGACTACAAATGTCAATTATAAACAAAGATTAGTTTGGAGGTTGAGATTTGAAAACATTATTTTGCAATATTGCCAGAGTACTGTCGTATGCCGGTATACTTGCATATTTCGAGAATAAATACACCTTGGCTTTAGCAGACAAATTTCTGATTGGTGGGGTGCTTCTTGTGTGGATGATAACGTACTTAGTAGAGGATCATACGGAATGAAAGGGCAGTTTGGTGGTGAATAAATGAGTGGCTTAGAAGACAGATATGGTGCCGAGATAGGAATGCGAGTGATATGCCAGCGTTGCGGACGCAAGATATTCCGAAAGCAGACAGGGTATAACAATGTGGACGCAGCCTTTGCGAACAGACATAGCTTTTTGGATGTATTTGAACCACTCCCAGAAGGATGGGTAATAAAGCATGACGCAGGAGGCTGGCTCTGTCCGAAGTGTGCAGAAGCATATGACAATATGATGCGCCGTTTTCGAGAAAATGGAGGTACATAAATGAGCGAGTGGATCGATGTAAACGAAAAACTCCCAGAGCGCGGAGAGCCTGTGCTTGTATATGGAAGCAGGGGCGGAATTTATACAGCAGTATATGGTAACAGAGGTGGGTTTTCTAACCAATGGTGGAAATTGAATAGTAATAGCCATTATTGCAACCCAACTCACTGGATGCCGTTGCCAGAACCGCCAGAGGTGAATAAGTGAATAAACTTCGTCGAGTCTTTTGCCCAACTCCAGAGGAAGAGCGAGAAGATTTTCGCAACCTGGCAGCCATCATTCGCAATAATATTAAGAATCGCGTCTGTGGGACGTGTGTGCATTACATAACGGTTCCTGGTTATCATCCGGGTTTTGTTACGGGCGCTGACGAAGACTGCGATACTGGCCGTTGTCCCATTGCAACATGCGAAGAATACAAACTAAACCCAGAGGAATTAGACAATCTTCATGAAGCAGAAAGACTTGGATGGAGGTGATGTGGATGGCTGAACCTGTATGCGTCAGATGCTATGACGACTGCTATTGGATGAGAGACGACTTTGGAGACCGTTATACACCGCCGAGTTCTGAGTGTGGGAAGGACTATTATGCGTTTGAAAACCTCAATATAGAACCGTGCTATGACGAAAGAGATGAAACAGAGTGTCCAGACTGCCCGTTTTATATTAACTACGACAGAATTGTTCAGATGGAATCCGAGTATCACTTTGGAGAGCCATATACCAATGGAGATGATATCCGATCCATGAGCGACGAGGCATTAGCAGTGTGGTGGAGATACTACGCATTCGGAGGTTTTTGCCAGCGGTGCCCTGTAGCACTCGGGTGTGAAGTTAAAGACTCAGTGGAATGCGTGAAGCGGCTGACGGCTTGGCTCCAAAGACCTGCGGAGAGTGAGAAAGAATGAAACCCGAATTTGATGGGAGGAAAAATGGATCAAGTTAAAGTTATCACCGTCACTAAACAGGAACGAATGCACACATTCTTTTGCGATGAGTGCGGACAATTCATACAGAACCAACTTGAATATGATGATGGCTGGGTGCCTGAGCCTCCTGGATTCGAAGCGAAGCTCCGCATCGGAAAGACGTGGTATGTGTACAAAAGGGAACATTTGTGTGCTGAGTGCGAAGAGGCAGTATGGTTGCAACTCGTAGATAAGCTAAAGGCAATAGGATTTGAGGTGGAAGATTAGATGGGCATTGAAAACGCAACGCCACACACGGTTTATGTATACGACACCAAGACCGGCGAAAGAGTTGGCGAACTGAGCGATCTCACGACTGTAACACTTACAACTGAGCAGCGTGGATATGGGCCAGAATTCAAAGCAAGTGATTCGTTGTCTTTTGAGCTGTGCCCGGTTCGCATGTCTCGTAAGCGATTTGTTAAGAAGCTGATGGGTCGAAAAAGCAAAGAAAAAATTAGGAGATGATAATGAGAAGCTAATCGTTGAAGCTCTTGATATCGAAGATTACGACTTCACCCGGCGGCGGTGCCATTGTGTTTTCCATGATGGGGACAATACTCCTTCTCTTATCTATGATCCCAAACGCTATCGCATGAAGTGCTTTGGCTGTGGGAAATCTGTGGATTTGATTGACGCATATCTCTCCAAAGGCGATACATTTATTGACGCAACAAGAAAGCTGTTCAAAGAGGCAGGAGTCCAATACGCTTTTTCCGAGGAAGGCATCAAAACCAAGCGAGATTACAGATATCCCAAGCACGAAGAAGGAGACATGGGTCCCGTTTACGAGTATATGCAGCTTCGCTGCATCAGCCCAGAAACAGTTGCGAAGGCAGATGTAGCCTGTGATGGCAAAGGGAATGTGTGCTTTGAATACTTTGATTTAAACAATGTTCTCACGATGGTCAAGTACAAACCTATGCACAAGATCGATAAGTCCAAGCACGAAGTAAAGTCATGGTGCCAAAAAGACGCAGATACGACACCACTACTTTGGAGAATGAATCGTGTCAATACCAATGAGCCTCTTTACATATTTGAAGGATGTCCTGACACACTTGCCGCGATAGAGTGCGGTGTGTTGAATTCAGTCTCCGTGCCGCTTGGCTGTAATAATTTTGGGTGGATCGAAACTAATTTTGAATTCTTGGAAGAATTTGAGACGATTGTGATTTGCTCTGACAATGACGATCCTGGCATTCAAATGCAAAAAGAGTGTGTCCGCAGACTTGGGAGCTGGAGGACGAAGTTTGTTGATATTCCTCACACTTATACAGGTCAAGACGGGGTCACACACAACACAAAAGATGTCAATGAATACTTGTATTGGGCAGGCCCGGAAGAAACATTCCAGCTACTAATCCATCCAAAAGATTCTCCCATCGATTCAGTGGTAGACCTTGTAGATGTCAAGCCTTTGCCGCTAGATGAGATGGATGGCGTCACGACGGGGCTTGCTCCTTTGGACAAACAGCTTGGAAAGTTCTATTACGGGACTCTGGTCACAATCACTGGTAAACCTGGGGCAGGAAAGTCAAGCCTGATGACACAAATAATTTGTAATGCCATGGATGAAAATGTTCCATGCTTTTTGTTCAGCGGAGAAATGGGCAATACAATGACAAAGGATTGGTTTGACACTATTCTCGCTGGCCCGCGCAACCTTAACCAGTACAAAAGCAAGTACGCGGACTACTACTACCGCGTGAATACACTTGCGGAAGAAGCCATAAATAATTTCTACGGCGGAAAATGCATGATGTACAAAGATGACCAATCAACTACCATGGCAGCTCTTGAAGACAGCATGGAAGCAGTTGTGAGAAAATGCGGGGTAAAGCTGATTGTTCTGGACAATCTGATGTGCTTGGAACCTGACCGCCCAGCGGATGAATTAGTAGAACAAAAAGAACTGATAAAAGCTCTCGTTGCATTTGCAAAGAAGTGGCACGTTGTTATCGTCTTGGTTGCGCATCCTCGGAAGACTCAGCGAGGTGCAAAGCTTGAACTACAAGACATGGCGGGAACCAGCGTTATAGGAAACATGGTGCATATGTCTCTCAGCCTTCAGAGAATCAGTGACGATGACCGTAAAAAAGGAAGTGCGGTACCGGAAGCATTGTGGGGCAATGATGTGATGATTTCCATTAATAAAAACAGGCTAAACGGGCACAGCAACATAGACTTGGGTTTAAATTATCATGCCCCGTCAAGAAGATTCTATACGAATTATGACGAGTTTGATAGGCAGTACAATTGGGATCGGATTTATGACGAGGAGACTGAAACCTACTCTTCGAAGTATACAGACAAGATCCCATACCCCCAAGGTGATTCTGGAGAATGGAGATAACAGATGAAGATTTTTCAAAACTATCATCGCCATTCAATGTATACAAACCCTTTGATAGGAGATTCCACAGTCTCCAACGAGGATTATGCCAAACGAGCATCCGCATTAGGGCATGGCATCATCAGTACGATGGAGCATGGATATCAGGGAAGGTACTATGAGGGCTACCAGCTAAGTCAGAAATACGATCTTAAATTCCTGTTTGGGACAGAAGCGTATTGGGTGAAGGACAGGACATCCGATGACAAAAGCAACTGTCATATATATATTGGAGCAAAGAATGAGAACGGGCGAATGGCCATCAACGATATTTTGTCAGAAGCCAACCTCACAGGCTTCTATTACAGGCCACGAATTGACATCCCCTTGATCCTCTCTCTGCCCAAAGACGATGTATGGGTAACAACTGCATGTGTTGCATTCTGGAAATATGATGATATCGACCAGATTGTAGAACGGTTTAGTGAGCATTTCGGCGATAGTTTCTTCCTTGAGGTTCAATACCACAACACCAAGAAGCAAGCCGACCTAAACAATCACATATTAACATTGCATAACAGCCTGAAAATTCCTTTAATAATGGGCTGCGACAGCCACTACATTATGCCGAAAGGATCACAAGTCAGAGATGACTTCCTCGTTTCTAAAAATATTGTGTATGAAGACGAAGCAGGGTGGTATCTCGATTATCCTGATGGAGATGTGGCCTATGAGCGATTTGCCCAGCAGGGTATTTTATCTCACGCCGACATTTGCGATGCTATGGATAACACCAATGTGTTCCTTGATGTGCAAGAGTATGATACTTCCATCTTCGATAGTAACATTAAGTTGCCGGAGTTACCAGATCATGTTGGCTGGACCCAAGAGCAAAAAGACGAAGAATACAAAAAACTTGTGTGGGCCGGATGGGATAACTACAAGTCCCAGATTCCAGAAGAGCAGCATGAGCATTATGAGAATGAGATCTGCTCAGAATCACAAATAGTTATTGACACTCATATGAGTGAGTATTTTAACATCAACTACCGCGTGATTAAACGAGGAAAGGAAAATGGCGGCTGGCTCACTAAATCAGGGCGTGGTTCTGCGGTATCTTTTATAACCAATATGTTGCTTGGCTTTACCGAAGTCGATAGAATCGCGGCTAAGGTTCATATGTACCCAGAGCGATTCATGTCCACCACACGTATTCTTCAGAGCGGAAGTTTGCCCGACATTGACTTTAATGTTGCCCCAGTTGAACCGTTTGCCAAAGCCCAGCAAGAAGTGTTGGGAGAAAGTCACGCCTATCCTATGATCGCTTACCACACTATGAAGACATCTGCGGCATGGAAACTCTACGCTAAATCACAGGGGCTTGCGTTCGAGGTTGCAAACGAGGTTGCACAGCGGATTAAAAAATACGAAACAGAGCTGAAGTATGCGGAAGAAGACGAAGTTGATGATATTCACGTTGAAGATTTTATCGGTAAAGAGTACCAAGAAATCTTTGCAAAATCCGCAGACTACCGAGCAGTTATCTCTTCATGGTCAATCGCTCCGTGTTCCTATCTTTTGTATCAGGGAGACATACGAACTAAGATTGGGCTTGTGAAAATCAAGGACCATATATGTTGTCTCATGGATGGGCATTGGGCGGAAGACTCCCACTATCTTAAGAACGACCTGCTAAAAGTTGCGGTGGTCGATTTGATATATAGCACGTTTAAGAGACTTGGGGAAGAACCATTCTCCGTTAATGAGCTCTTAAAACGGTGCCCGCCAGACGACGATGCTTGGAAAATGTATGGAACTGGTTGTACCGCTTCTTTGAATCAGGTTGAAAGATCGGCAACCAGTGGGAGAGTCGCAAAATATAAACCTACAAACATTTCGGAGTTATGTGCGTTTGTTGCGGCGATACGACCCGGATTTAAGAGTATGTACAAAACATTCGAGTCGAGAGAGCCATTCTCTTACGGAGTCAGCACATTTGATAACCTCATCCAAACAGATGAAATGCCAAACTCATTTGTCTTGTACCAAGAACAAGAAATGCAGGCTCTGAACTATGCTGGTATTCCTATGGATGAGTGCTATACAGCCATCAAAAACATTGCGAAAAAGAGAGCTGAGAAAGTGCTGGCGTACAAGGATACGTTCATTGATGGGTTTGCGTCCTCGATTGTACGAGACGATGGTAGGTCAGCAGAAGAAGCGGATCAGTTTGCAAATATGCTCTGGCAGATTATCGAAGATTCTGCATCATACAGTTTTAATGCTTCACATTCATATTGTGTCTCGATTGACTCGCTGTATTCTGCTTGGTTAAAGGCGCACCACCCTTGCGAGTTTTACGAGACTGCTCTGAAGGTATGTGAGAAGAAGGGCGACAAAGACAAAATGTCAAAGCTCCGAACAGAAGCACAAAAATATTTTCGGATCAATTTCCCACCGTTCAGATATGGCCAAGACAATCGCGAGATTAACTCCAATTCAAATTTAAAGGTGATCAATAACTCATTGTCATCTATCAAGGGTTTTGGAAAGGCTATCGGAAATAGTCTGTGGAACTGCTCCATAGACCTTGCCAAACCGCCAAGTTTTATCGACATTTTGGCATACTTGGATGATCGTTCAATTAAAAGAGCAAAGGTTGAGCCGCTCATTAAGATTGGGTATTTTGACAACTTAGGCTATCAATCAAAGCTACTTAGGATTTTGGACGTATGGGATCTGCTCAATTTTGGTACGTCAAGACAGATATCTAAGCAGAAGATTGGCGATGGGGTATTATGTCAACTAATACAAAGGTACTCGACGGGGAAGACCAAAGCCGGAGCCGAGGCAGCATCGTGGTCGTTTATCCAATATGATGACGAGGAAGAAAAACCCAAAAGGCTTAGAAGTTGCATTGCTTTCTTGAAAGAGGTAGAGCAATATATCCTCCATGCAAGTATGCCGGAGATTGATTTTAAAACCCAGATTAAAAATCAGCAGGATATTCTGGGATACGTCAATCTCATGACTGGACGCGAAGAAGACCGAAGAAAGCTGTACGTCTTAGAGTATTACGAGTTGCCAAATAAGTTTCGCGGTGGCATATGGAAGTGCAAGGTTAAGACTCGCAGCATAGGATCGGGGATTGAAAATTCGTTCGATATTCACCCAGCCATTGCAAAGAGGAACCCTATCAAACAAGGAGATATTCTCCAAGTTCGAGATGAATGGGCAAAAAAAGACAACAAAGGATATTGGAATCTTTACAACTACGAAGTAATTGCATAAAGGAGGAATGTGTTTGAACAAGTATGAACTGATACGAACCGCAGCGATCCGCGCCAACTTCACGCAACCTGCGATGCAGAGAGCGCTCGAAGCAATTGTTTCCACTATCGTAGACCATGTGTCTATCGGCGAAAAGGTCCAGATCAACGACTTCGGGATTTTCTACCGTGATCACAGAAATCCCAGAACTGGCCGCAATCCAAGCACCAAAGAAGCGGTGCCCATCCCCGAACGCAATCTCCCAGCATTTAAGCCCGGGAAGGAGTTTATCCAAATCACTGCTGAGATGTCAAAGCCGAGGGAACGATGATAGAATTTGAAGATTATTGTGTAGGATGCCCACCCGAGATGGGGTGTATAGGCGACCAATGCCCGCATAAGAATGTCCCAGTAATTTACTGTGATAATTGTAGCGATTACGCCGACTATACATATGAAGGCTGTGATTACTGCGAAGCCTGTTTGTCGGCGGTTTTAGACGAAGAGTTGATGGATAGAGCGCCAACCAAAGACGAGTTTCGTGAGAATGTAGATGCGATTCAGCAGTGCATTGAGAACGGGGATTGCGACAACCAGCACATTAAGCGGGCCATCAAGCTGGCTACGGCGAAAGGCGGAGGGCATGATCAGTTTCTGACTGGAATTACAGTGAACTTTGACATGACATTCAGCAATAAGGCGTGGGTCGAGGCAGAACGATACACATTTTTGAACTTCATTTCCAGCTTTAGCACAATGCATAGAATTGCAAAAATGAATATTGCTGACTGTTGTAATGGCTATGCATCGTACAACGCAATTGAGGAGGCAGAATACTGGCAGCACAAATATGAACAGATTGCGAATGAGCCGTCAGCCACGCCGGAATTAAAACTGGAGGCATACCGTATGCTCCTGTATAACTTGCCATCAGCTTTCGAGGTCACCGCTGGCATGACAACGAATTATCGCTGTCTGAAGAACATTTACGCACAGCGACACACACACAGGCTCCCAGACTGGGCTATACTTTGCGACTGGATTGAAAGCTTACCAATGAATGAACTAATTACTGGGTGTGTATCAAATGGATTATAAAGAAATTCAATGTGGTAAAGAAACATATAAAGTATATGAAGATGGAACCACAATAAAGATGTCACGAAATGGAGCGAGAGGATATATCACAAAAGAACGCATAATAAAACCCAATGATAATGGTAATGGATATTATCGGGTTTGTATTGGCAATAAATTGGTTTATCTTCATAGGCTAATTGCTACACTATTTTGTGAAAATCCAAATGGATATAATATAGTAGATCATAAAGATGGCAACAAAAAGAACAATAGTGTTGATAATTTGGAGTGGGTTACATTTGGCGAAAATAACAGAAGAGCCTTCGAGCTTGGGTTAAGAGAACCAAGCAAAAAATGTTGTGAAGAACATCCACAGGCAAAACTAACAAACGAAGATGTTAGATGGATAAGGGAACACTATGTCGAAGGTAGCAAAGAATTTGGTCAATGTGCGTTAGCAAGAATGTTTAATATTAAACAAAGTACAGTATATGACATTGTTCACAATAAGACATGGAAAGACATACTTCCCAACGAATAGTTGTTGTCTATATATCATTCTCCTTTCATGTGTGCGGGGCGGCGCACAGTAATATCCGCCCACATCTTGTTAAAAGAACGGAGTTGATAAAGGTGGATCTTTTATTGTCAGTATTGTTTTTGCTCGTCTACATATTGATCGGAGTAGCCTTTGCCGGGTTTTGCATATATCTGGATCAACAGGACTATGGGTTTGGAATTGTATATGTAATTATGTGGCCTGTTATGCTTCCGTTGGTTGTTGTGTCAATTGTCATATATTGGATCGGTGAGCTGCGCCACAAAGCAAACATCTCAAAATAAACCCATGTTTATATAGCGGCGTAATCTAACGGTTTAGATACTCGGCTTTGACCCGAGGTAAGGCTGTTCGACCCAGTCCGCCGCTGCCATCCCAACACGCCTAGACGTAGCACAGTGAGCGGACCACGTTGGGTTCTCCTAATCAAAGCCCAAAAACCAGAGGTTTGTCTGGGCCGGTCATTGGGTTGATCGCCTTTAGACCGGCCCTAGTTCCAGGTTAATGTGCAAGGTGGGTTCCGGCAGGTCGTTCTGATCAAACAGATCTGTCGATCCGCCGCCATAGGTCTTGTGGTCTGCCAGTCTCAGCGAAGCTGATACAAACGACCGCCCCGGTTCGCAATCCGGGTATTGCGACAGCAGGATAGGTAGGGGTGTAGTAAACTGCTGGTGATGAAACAACACCGAAAGCCGGAGAGACGGGACGGTACAGTGGGGTGATGGCCTAGTCCCCACATCATATCCGGGTATAGCTCAGTTGGTAGAGCGCCAGTTTTGGGAACTGGAGGCCGTCAGTTCGAGACTGACTACTCGGACCAGCGGAGCGGTCGCGCCACGCAGCCGTACTCAGCGGATAGCGCACGATGCCGAGACGATTGTGGTATATCGGCGGTTCTGATCGTGGGTTATGGGCCGCTCCGCTTCAATACCAAACATAGATTTCGTTGCTGAGAATATAGTGTAAGGATAACAGACGGGAGATGATGCATAACGGCCAAACAAGAGCTAACCTTCAGATTCCACAACCCGAACTCAGACAAGGACACAAGAGAAGTCCTACTGAACACCTTTGTACAGGTACATAAAGAAAGGCTCGATCAGATTCTCCGTGAGATGAGCCAGCCAAAAGAGTAGCGGCCCATTCGGGCCGCTACTTTATCATCCATATAAACCGTTCTAAACTATCAACACTGTTTGTACCGTTATGATGAATTAGAACGGTAGTGTTTTCATCGGCGGTAATATGTCCGAACACCTTTAGATACACATCCACATTTCCATCATGATCCACGACAATCTTGTCTATAATCTGCTTTAACTGTGTATTGTTTAGCTCTCGTACATCAGTGAAATTCTCTAGTATTTTGAACGTGTTCCGTACAACTTCTTCGACTTGATCACTCTTGCTGATGTTATAAGACAACAACTGAAGATCTCTCTCAATCTGGTCAATTTCAGCCTTGGCCCCACCGATATATTTGTTTAACTCACTCATCGTGATAAGGTCATTCGTATACATATCAATGTACTTTTGCCTAGTTCTGTTGAGCTTGGCCAGCCGGTCTCTCAGTTTCTGCTCCTGCTGTTCGTTCTCGTCTCTTTCCTCATAGACTCTCTTAAACTCGTTGACCACATAGCTAATAACACCGTCTTTGTCGTTGAGCAACCCGGCGAAATAATGGTTCAAAGCCTCGATTAATTCACTCTCGTCAACAGCAGTCGCATTGACGCAAGAATTTGCGCCATACAGATTCCTGCTGGTACACACCCAACGAATGTAAGTGTTCCGATACTGCTTGACCATACGCCTAAAGGTTGCGCCGCAATCGCCACACTTGATCAACGTAGAAAATAGGTGCTTACCGCTATGGCGTTCGCCCCGAGTCGGCCATCTTTTAGATCTCTCCTGACGGCACTCCTGCGCCATATCAAAAAGTTCTTGGTCAACTATTCTTAAATGCGGGCGCTCGACAACACTCCACTCCGTTTCGTCCTTCTTAACTCGTTGTCCAGTCAGGAAGTCTGCGACCTCTTCTTTACCGTTAATAACTATTCCAGTATAAAGTTCATTTGAAACGATTCGTGTAATTCCCTCCTGGCTCCAATCATGGCCGCGTTTGGTTTTAAGTCCGCGAGAGTTTAACTCTTTGGCAATTCGCCATGCGCCCATACCTTGGTCTACGTACATATGATAGATCTCTCGAACTATATCCGCCTCGCGCTCGTTTATGGTCAAGTCAAAGTAGTCACCTTTCGTCTTATCGTAGCCGTATACAATATTGGGAATGCGCCCCTTTTCTCCGTTAATCTTCTTCGTGAACTTAATCCGCTTGCTTGTATTGGCGCTTTCTTCTTGGGCTAGAGCCGCGAAGATTGTCAGTATAAACTCGCTGTCTCCCATGTTTGTCATGCTTGCTGTGATAAACTGCGTCTCCACTCCAAGCGCTTTGAGCTTCCGAATGCTCTGGAGAAAGTCTACGGTGTTCCTAGCGAAGCGGGAGATGTCTTTGACGGCCACCATCTGGAACAGCCCTGCCTCTGCGTCAACCAACATTTGCTGAAACTGTTTGCGGATTTTTAGTTTGGTGCCGGAAAGTCCCTCGTCAGCGTAAATCTTGACAAGCGTGTGTCCTTGGCGCTCGGCATATTCCTCGAAAAACTTTTTCTGTGTTTCAAGGCTGTTAAGTTGGTCTTCCTTGTCTGTGGAGACACGACAATATGCGGCTATATTCATAGTAACACCCCTAAACAAATGAATCATTCTATCACATCTTAGCATATGATGACTTAAAATGCAACATCATTGACAGAAGCGCCGTATATGATTTATTATTTCTGTAGACAGGAGGTACCGTCATGCCAACCATCACATATCAAATTACCAGACTATATTCCGCAGTAAATGGCATCTACAGATTCAGAGTTGACCGCATCATAAAAGAGCAAGGCAAGCCTACTCGTATCGAGGAATACCAGCTTTGCCGAACACTTACTGAGGCACAGAATGCAATTAAGAAATTAGAGGCGTAAAAAAATAGGCATGCGAAAGCATGCCTATTTTTTTTGTTTATGATATTGTCACATCTCCAGTGAACACCTGCACATGACAATACACATATCCTCCTGCGGAGTTTGTCACTGTAACCGCGCCACCACTTGTGTTCACGGTCAGGCCACTTCCCGCCAGTACTGGTGTAGCATATGCAGTAGCACCTGATGTGATAGAACTGAGCAAATACTCACCCCGTCCAGCAGCATAGTTTGACATACAATACAGTACCGCTCTGGTACTAGCTCCAAGTGTCAGTGTCACGCTATTGCCATTCGCTATATTGACCCGATGTGTAGTCACTCCGCCATTGTCAATCGTCTGCTCAGAATATGTTACGGTTGCGTTCTCCCAATCATAGGTCAAAGGCTCGGCTGTAATTGTAATTGCCGCTACTTTTTCAACGGATCCGTTCGTATACAGGGCGGTCGAGAAATGCGCCTTAATATAGTCTATAGTATCGTATTCTTCGTTCGGATCATCATACGGCTCCGAATAATATTCCACACCATCACAATGAAAGTATTTGTGCGTTTGATAACTCTCTCCAGAACGCGAACTCACATCTTCAGAAAACCCGTCTAATATGCAATAGATTTTATTCGGACTCGCATGTAATAAATCAAAAATATCAGGAAAGTCTGAGAATTCAACAGTGTACGAACCATTATTTTCGGCCAAGAAAATTATTCTAGCGTCTCCTGTGTTATCTTCCACAAAGTAGTACTCTCCCGTGTTCCTATAGATCCGGTTGCTGTAGATGTCAAACATCCCTGCTGTTAAATACGCACCAACATAATTCCGGGTGAATGTAATATGGTCATCCCAAACTCTGTCCAAAGCATAACGAATATTCGAATACTCAAGAACGACAGAAGCTCCAGATTCAATCGCCGCTCTAATCTCGGCATAAGTTAAGTCGCACGAATAAGTTCCATTTGCATAGGTAATGTTACCTACAATTACACCACCACCCGAGCCATTGTCAACCGTCTGCTCGGAATATGTTATGGTCGCCTCCGCCAAGTTATTATACATATATGGTTGGGCCGTAATAGCAAAAGTGCCGATTTTGGCAGGTACGCCGTCTTCATAAATGACTCTGCTGTAATATGCAGTAATATATGTCGGAGTTTCCCCAGTCTCAGGGTCCTCTTCTCCTGTCGTAACAACACGTTCTTGGTATTTGAAACATTGGTCATAAGAACCAGGATTCGAGTAGTCGTAAGGGGAGTCATCGTCGCGGATATGAACATAGCTCCAAACATGGCACTGAGTAATATCATTAAATGAAGTGTTGTCAAGTAACCATTCAGAATTACTGTCATCATAAATGACCTCAATGTAGTTATAATTGAGGTTCAGATAGTAGCTCAATCTGCTATCCGCATATGACTTTGCGGCGCTTAATGCATCTTGCCCAGTCCAGATTTGAATTATGCCGTTTTTATAGTAGTACACCGGATGATGCGGGACTAGTTCAACGGCGGTCGCTGATGTGGCAACGCCGAGGAAAATATAAATCTTGCCGTCCTCCGTGCTGGGAAGCGCCTGCACATATGGCGTGTCTGCGTCGATGATTGCAGAGCCGTCATTTTGCGGAGCGCACTTGATGTAGACCGGGCGCTTTGAGGTTAGTGTCAGCGCTGCTCCTGTGCGGTTGAACGAATACCCCAATGTCACAACGTACTGATCCCAGATGGTGGTTGCCGAGAGGTCCGCGCCTGCCGCGTAGCTGGTATTTGCCGACGTATAAACGATACGCCCGAAGGGGTCTATGGGGCGCTGATTTACTTCTCTGGCCGTGGTCGCGTTGTTCGTGCTATTCACAGATGCGGGCACCCATTTAGTGCCGTCAGCCGATGTAAAATAAATCTTGTAGTACCGAGCTGTGTCGGAAGTCACCATAACCGTGCTGTTAGTTCGGAGCTGGTAACCGATTGTGTTCGTATTGGAATCATATCCGTACACTACGTCCCAGCAGCCACCACTTACTCTGGTGCTGTTGTAGATAAAAAGCATAGTGTAAGCGGTATTAAAAATCGTTGTGGCGCGAGTTGCGGCTGCGAGAGAACCGTATACCGGCTTCGCCCCCAACCCGTTGATATTCAGAGTAAAGCCGGAAGCCGAGGTCACCACGCCGTTTTTGAGCCAAACGCAGACACCATCACGGAGTTCGGTAATACCGGGAACGGTCGCCGTGAACACTGTGGATGTGCTCGTACTGTCAACCTGCCCCATCGGAATCGATGCTGCTCGGTATGCATTACCATCTGTTGCCACTGCTCCAACATCTGAGGCTTCGAGCTCCACGTCTCCGGTCTGCCCATTCACTGATGTCACAGGAATATCAGAGTTTGTAATAAACCCACTGTCGTTGGTCAGATCACTAAGTGCGGCAGGGATGTCTGAGACTTCTGCCTTTGCATTCCAGCTGGACCGTTCTGCCGCTGTAATATGAGCAGTAGTATCACCTGTGTGAGTAGACAGATCAGATGCCGCAGCTCGACTTGTATCTGTCGGATGTACGTGGTCTGAGCGCGAAACGGTAGTCGCTGTGCCAACGGCGGCAGTGCCATCCATCACAGGCGTTGTAGTAGTAAATGTAACATGTGTACCATGTGAAGCCGCAGCCGCTCCGACATCGGTGTAAGTTAAAGATACCGCTCCGGTCTTAGAGTTTACACTAGTGACTGGGACACCAGAACTGGTGATGAATCCAGAGTCATTGGTTAGGTCGCTTGTCTTTGTAGGGATATCATCGGGATTGGCTTTTGCGTTCCATGCAGTACGCTCCGAGGCTGTGATATGTACAGTGGTATTACCTGTGTGAGAAGCCAGATCACTTGCCGAGGCTCTACTCGTGTCAGTAGGATGTACATGATCTCCACGGGCAAAAGCCGCCTCTGTACCAACAGCGGCAGTGCCGTCCATCGCCGGAGTCGTAGTAGAAGCCGTCGCGCCATCTGGAATGTCACTTGCCGTGATAAACCCTGTATCGTTTGTCAGTTCACTGAGCGCAGTAGGAATGTCCCCAGTATCTGCTTTTGCATTCCAATTGGATCGCTCTATCGCTGTGATATGGACAGTGGTATTGCCAGTATGGGAAGACAAGTCGCTGGCGGCGGCTCTCGTCGTATCTGTTGGATGAACATGGTCGGATCTCGCCACTGTTGTAGCGGTTCCTTTTGCCGCCGTGCCATCCATTTGCGGATTATTAGTCGCATCGAATGTAACGTGCGTACCATGAGATTCTGCCGCAGCTCCTACATCAGTATAGGTGAGCGAAACTGTCCCCGTTTTGGAATTCACGCTTGTGACAGGAATGTCTGCACTGGTAATGAAACCGGAATCATTCGTGAGATCGCTTGTCGTATCTGGAATATCTGGTTTATTACTCAGGTCAGTATACGAGCCAGACGTGGCCACGGTGGCAAGCCCACTCGTGATATCGCTTGCGCTATGGGTATGAGACACGGCGGCACGACTTGTGTCTGTGGGATGAACATGATCGGAGCGCGAAACGGTAGTCGCAGTACCGACCGAAGCCGTTCCATCCATTACGGGCTTCGTAGTAGAGTAAGTTACATGAGTTCCGTGGGAAGACGCGGCGGCTCCAACGTCTGTGTAAGTGAGGCTGACTGCTCCAGTCTTAGAGTTAACACTTGTCACCGGAATGTTAGAGCTTGTGATGAAGCCGCTGTCATTGGTCAAGTCACTCGTAGCATCTGGAATGTCAGGCTTATTGCTTAAATCATTATAAGAACCGGACGTAGCGACTGTAGCCAATCCAGAGGTAATATCACTTGCGGTATGTGTATGACCCGCCGCAGCCCTCGAAGTGTCTGTCGGGTGTACGTGGTCAGCCCTTGCATAATCATCTGACGAACCGGCGTTCGCAGTTCCATCCATAGAAGGGGCGGAGTCGCTAGGATTTGGATATTCATCTCCTGCAACAAGATATAACTCATCCTCGTTTATTTGTCCAGCACTAACCATGCTGTTAAAAGCCGCTGGTGATGCAACCTTGTTAATTATGAGACTTGATAAGTCTTTTGATTCACTCTTTGTAGCCATCTACACCCCTCCTTAAAGCGGATTATTATAAACATATATCGCGTCGATATAAGATTGACGAATCTGCCCGCAGCCCTTATCGATTCTAAATAAATCGCCACGAATTTTGATTGTTGAATTCTCTTGATCTACTTCTGATGCTCTAGCCGTTGCGAAATATGTGGAACTACATCTAGCAGAGACTTTTGGCGCTTTCATCGTGACAGTTGGTGTTGCAGATGTTGTTGAAGAGAATGTCGCTGCTGTCAAAGTTGGATAAATACCATACGATTGTCCACTTGTCCATGTCGCCGTTCCAGACGTATTGTAGTAAAAATTATACCATGCAGCAGATACTAAAGTGGTACAATAGGCATAGGAGTCAGTAGCGGACGAGATATTAGCGAGGCCGTATGGACGACGGTTGATCAGTTGCAAAAGTGATCCTGTAATTCTGCTTGTCTGAACTTTTAAAGTCGCACCTGTTTGGAGTGCGGCGGTATAGTCATATCGCCAACGAATAAAATACTCGTATGTGTCAAGATCGGCGACAAATGTGCCAGCAGTCACAGTTGCAATGATGTCTTTTGCGGTGGTGCTAGGCGTCCATGTTGCGAAGCTCGTATCAGCTAACGTATAATCTGCTGAATATATCTGTCCTAAATGCTCCGTGTGAACACCCATCCACGTCCACGGCATTGGATCGACAACAAGGTCTTGCGTCAATACTTTATTTTCCGTTTCTAAGGTTTGAGATGTCATGGTGGGTGTAACCAAGTATGACCCTTCATACTCTGGCAGCGCATCTGCCGGTTGTGTTCCGACCAGAAGATTACCAATTTGTGTATTACCAATATATAAACTCATCCTCTGCCTCCCTTACGTAGTCCACGTATTAAGCGTAACGGTAGTGCCGGGATCAGGAATTGCCGCAATTAGATTTCTCAGAGGTTCATCGGTAAATGGCAACTGCGTATAAGTCTTAGTGCCGTCTCCGACTTTAAATCTGAGTTCTCCGTCTGCGGTATCTACAAGAATGATTTCGCCATTTAAAAGAACCGGATTGTTTGTAGTCCAGTTTGCGCTCGTGTCTCGTTTGTGCTTAACACGGGCATCGATTGTTTTTGATGTTGCCATTCACAGACCTCCTTAACGCAAGAATGCCGCCCCTCTTCCGAGGGACGGCTTTTGCAGAATAAAAATAATACTTTTATCTTAGTTCAACTGTTTAAAAGACAGCGCTGGAAGAGCCGCAGTTAAACACCATCACGTCGCCGCTGGTCTGAACCAGATCGTTCACGTTGCCTGTCTTGGCAATAGCGGCAAGTGTAACCTCTGTCTTGCTCGTCAGCTTACCATTCGTCTGTGTCACACCAGTCAGGACAGAGTATGCGTTGCCGGAAGCGGCAGTCGCAGACACGGAACTATCCAGTGCATTTACAGCACTGGTTGCAGCCCCAGCCGCATCGTAGGCGGTGCTGTCTGTATAAGCCGCAGAACCGAGTCCATACACGGACACAGCAGTGCCATCCACCTTAATCGTACCATTCGTGGTACCAGTGGTCACAGACTGTACAGCAGTGTCGGCCTTCCCTAGAGAAGTCTGGACAGACGAGGCCAGTTTGCTCAGAGCGATAGAGCCTGTCTTAATAGTGGCGCTGATCTGGTGGGACGCGGATTCCGTCATATCGATTTCGTCCGTGTCGGCAACAGAATTGTACTCAATCAGGTCAGCCACGTTGATGTAAATGGGGTTGCCATTGGCAATTGTCAGCATAATAAATGTGCCTGGGTTACCAGAGCCGTCCTGATTTACAATAGATCCAGATACAGCAACCAGATCCTTGGGAATACTGATAGTGCCAATAGTGGAACCGTTCTGGGTCAGCGTATAAGTCTTAAGCAGGGAAGTGTCAGAGGGGCTGGTGTCCGTGGTCATGGTGACCGCACCAGCCGTAGCCATAGCTGTCCCAAGCTCCGCAAGCGCACCCTCGACGGTAGTAGCCGTGAAGTTTCCTGCGGTGTCAGCAATAGACACATCCGCAGCCGCACCAGAGGTGGCTACATCAGACAGTCCAATGTTGGTAATCGCCGTGGAGATCTGAGTGGCGACAGCAGTATTGCCTACGAGCCCCTCAAGGCTTGACACACGACCCGCAAGCGCAGTATCGTCATAGCTGTCATCCGGGATTGTAATTGTCGCAACAGTCGTCCAACTAGAGTCCCCCACATCCCTAGACTGTAGATACAGAATGTGCCCATCAGTGCCATCCTGCACAATCTGATAAGTCGTGTTTGTATCCTGGATCTCGCCGGAGATGTAGTCCGAGAGTCCAGTGATTTCGTCCGCCGAATACGTGGGTTTGGAGGACGCCTTCGCCCACGAATACACATCCGCAGCCTTACCAGAGGCAAACGGAAGATCATTGTAACTGTGTGTACCGTCACCGACCTTGATCACAACAGTCGGAGCAGAGTTTACGCCAGTGGTATTAGTCTCAACTGTAGCAAGCGCCATTTCGCCAGCTTTAAGAGTCGGGTTGTTCGTCTGCCAGTTTGCATATGTGTCATACTTCAACTGGATACGAGTATTGAAAAGTTTCTCAGCCATTATTTCACCCCTTTACATATCGCTGTCGCCACCGTACATTACCACTTCGGTGTCAGCGTCTTGATATATTTTGTTGATATTTAATCCGTTGATCGACATTGTGCCATCCAACAGAACGCTGATAGAATCTCTGGAATCAGAAGACAAGACAAGGCCGGGAAGGACATCTGTGGCGATGGGAATTTCGGAGATTTTATCCTCAACCAAAGCCTCCAATCCTTCGATCTTGGATACTCCAACGTGGTTGATACCAAGAATCTTTTCGTCGGATATGATAAATTCATCCGTAACCTGTGGGTCAACGGAGATAACTCCGTTTTCGATGATTACCCAGTCTCCGGCCATATAAGAGCCGCCTTGAATGATTGTCTCGGCAATGCGAACCGGTACGGTATTTTCAGTGCTTGTGGCTTTGACATTAACCGGTATGGTATTTTCGGTGTTTAGGATTTTGACTTTAACCGGATCCATCGTCACCACCACCTTCATCGGTCGCGGGCAAGAACAGTGTCTTGTCCATGCGGAACGCTACAATCGGCGTCTTTGGGTTCTGCCACGAACCAATTAAATGGATTTTTGTGTCCATGTAAATATCCTGATCCTTCTTAAACTTCCATGTGTCCGCTTCCAGCCACTTGATTTCAACAATACTTGTATCCTCACGTCTGGTGGCGATGTCGGAAGGATATGAGAATTCCCACTCAGCATTCCATTGCTTGAGTTTAAAATCTATCGATTCCACGGTGTCAAGATCGAGACCCTCGAATTCAACGGGCATCAACATATTGATGCCTTGCTTTAGTACGGCTTCGCCGTTACATCCACAATTCGTCACGTCTTTCACCTCCTCGATTTGGCGGTTGAACTGCGGGTTTACAGAAAGTCATTTTCCTTAATACATTTTTGATATGTCGTTTTTATAAACTCCGCAGACAACACGGTTCTATTATTGCGAAACTCTGGATGGGCTTCACAGTATTGTTCATACACATCGATATCTTCCAACGCTTGGTCAAACGTCTCTTTGGAGTGCTTGACGTGGGTTCGACACTCGTCTCCAAATCTCAGTATACGAACACGGCAGGAGATTGCATTTCGCTTGTTGTTTGCGTACTCCAGATCATCTACCTTATTAGACAGCTTGTTCACCTGTCCCTCCATCTCGCTCAAGCGATTCAGGACATCCTTGCTCGCTTTCTTCCCAAGCCATGACAGGGCTGCGGACAGCGGGTTCACTTTGATTGGGGTGATCTCAATGAAAACCGAAAGCAATATCACGATCCCTGCCAATCCGCCGAAGATCTGCCCAACGGTTAAGTTCATCACCTCTTCCATAAGCAACATCTCCTTAAACTAAACCGTTGTATTTCACAAATCCGGTCTTGTAATAATCAGTACCATCTACCTTATACAGCACCAAATACCTCTTGTTCACCGTATCCAAACACTGGCACTCCTCTTTTGCATTCAGACTGCCAGTTTTGGTGTTCAGGGTTGTGTCGGCATACACATATGCCTCCGCATTTTTGTTGACATATTTCTTGGCAAGAGTGGTCGCAGTCGCAGTTGTGGTGGTTGTAGCGGTCTTGGTCGTAATAACACCATCCGCATCGGCAGTATAAATCACGCCGTTGTAAGTCCAAGAAGTGCTTGTGACCATAGCGCCATCAGAGCCAACATAATACTGTTTGCCGTTATAGGTCAGCAGGGAACTGGCAACCATGTATCCATCGCTATTGAAGTAATACCATTTGCCGTCAATCTTCTTCCATGTACTATACGGCCATGAGCCATCTGAATACTTATACCACCAGCCGGTGCTGTTCTTCATCCACTGACCTGTGACGGTAGAAGCGGAAGAAGACGCAGATTTAGTCATCACATCCCAATCAGCACCGCTACCGTAGAACAGATCCAGATCCAGATTGGAACTGTAGCCAGTGATATAGCCGGAGCTTGTGTACTGGAAGATAGTCGGTTTAGACCCCCAAGCACCCCAGCCGCCAGACATCCACGGATCGGTTTTATAATTCGTGGCGGTATAGTTGGGATATTGAGCGCCCCAGAGCTTATAATCTTTAGCAACAGAACTCCAATCCTTACCCGCCGCTACGGACTCGGACATATAGATAACAGGGGAGACCCCAGTCTGTGCCTTTACATAGTCCAGCCATTGCTTGGCGTAGCTCACGTTGTTGAATTGAGAATTCTTAGCGGCAGAAGATGTGCCCGTCTCCCAATCCAAGGCGAGTACAATCTTGCCAAGGTAAGGCTTGACGACCGAGAGGAAATACTTTGCCTCAGCTTCAGCCCCTACACCGTTGGCGTAGTGATAAGCGCCAACGCGTTTGCCAGCCTTAATAGCGGCGTCCATGTGTTTCACAAAATACTCGTTGGTATAGGACGTACCCTGTGTGGCCTTGATAATAACAAAGTCGGTGGTTGTAAGGCTCCCAATACTGATATTAGATTGGTAGGCCGCAATATCAATTCCGTTTAAAGACATAATCCCACCTCCTTAAATTAAGAAACTCCGCCGCTGTATGCGACGAAGCCGGTCTTGTAGGCAGTGCTGCCATCCACTATATATTTCACTAGGTATTTGCCATTCACGATTGCGAGGCATTCGCATTCTTCATAGGCATTCAGAGAGCCAGTCTTGGTCTTGAGTACGCTCTCTGCGTACACAGGCTCGGAGGTCTGTCCGTTCTTGTAAGTCCTTGCTTTGTCAAAAATCTTGTCCGTAACAGTTGTGGTTGTCGTGGTAGTAGTTGTAGTGGTTGTAGTGCCCTCCACAACACTCCAATCGGGATAGCCGTAACCACCGATTCTGCTGTAGTTTCTAGCATAAGACTTAGCCGCCACGCCGCCACCGTTGGCGACAACACCAGAAGCGCCACTCGTATTGCCCTCTACTGTATACACATAGTTTGCGTCATAGCCAACTACGGCACCAGTATGGGAGTAATAAGAGCCATCCGAAGACTTGAAGAAGATCTGTGCGCCGAGCTGCGGAGTGCTTCCGAACTTGCCCTTCGCCTTGTAATACTGGACGGCAAAATCACAGTCAGCGGCGAGAGACTTAGAGGGGATATACAACGCTTTCTTTGTCTTCTCCGCGCCCCAGAGATGGTACCAGAGCCAACAATAGAATGACGTACACCAAGCATAACCATTCTTATTGCCATTAAAAATATCAGTGCTGGCAAGTTCGTAGGCGTACTTGTTATAGTTGTTTGAACCAGCATTGGCAGTCTTATCATAAAGATTTGAGTTCGTTGCTTTTTCTAAGTAGCCAACCTCTCCTTTTGCCAGAGCAATAAATTGGTCAACTGCGCTCATAAGGTACCTCCTTTACTTGCCATTGAGTTTCCTTTTTGCTTTCAGTTCCTCCATCACACAGTCAGCTTCAAGAGCTTCCTGAGTGAAGCTGTTATTCTTCCACCAGCTCCAAACACTCGCGCCAATGGTGATAGCGATAGAAATCAGCTCCGCGACCTGATCCTCAGTGACAGGGATGATGCTGTGACCGGACGCAGTAAGCACCTGATTGATCAGAGCCAGAACCAACACGGCAGTTCGAATAATGGTTTCGTTTTTAACTTTCATAAAAACACCTCCATATATGAAAAGACCCATGGGGGATCCCATGGTTGAAATAGATTAACTCGGCAACGTAACAGTGCCAGAATATACTTGAATTATGACATACACATTCCCGCCACTGGTGTTTGTAAAGGTCACATCCATGCCGTCAGTTGCCACGGCAATGCCACTCGCGGACATCACGTCGGTGCAGTATGCGGTGGCGGTAGAGGAGGTGAGCATATATAATGCGCGACCGGCAGCATAGTAAGAGTAACACGAAATTAATCCCCTAGTAACCGAGGCGCATGTAATCGTCAGGCTGGAATTATTCGAAACGGATGTTTTAATGACACGCATTCCGTTCAGTTGCTCGCCGATTGCGTCCAAATTGCTGCCGAGTGTCCCAAAGTCGCTCTCGTGCTCTGCGATTGCTCCTGTGACAGTGGTAGCTGTAGTACCCATGGCTGTGTCACCAATCTTGTCATTTAATCCATCAATTGCTGCCTTTGGAGTCTGAGCAGATCCCGCCAGTGTTGCGCCGTTATATTCGGTTACGGCATAGTTTGAAACAGTGTTCACATCTATCTTGCCCGACTGACTGGAATTCTCTGCGTACACGACAGTGCCGGGAGCAGGGGTCAAGGCAGGCAGGTCAGAAATAATAGTAGCCATAAAACCCTCCTAAATAATTCGAACCAGCCCGAATCATCAGGCTGGCTCCTTGTCTTCCTTGTTCAAATGATTTGCTTCCCACTCAGCTCTGTCTCGCTCAAGCTGTTGCTGATTCATGGCTTTAATCTGCCGCAATGTGTTCTCAATAATCGGTTCCAGAATAATGAGCGGTAGATTGCAGTTGTTTAGCAAATCCTGAAATTGATTCATAAAATCGTCTCGGAGTAAGCTGATTGGTTTACCCTGAGAGGTGTTATTGGTATCCAAATAAAAGCCTCATTTCATAAGTAATGTTTATTTCGCGTAGTAATAGACCTCAAGCGTCACAGCTGTGGATGCCACCACCGCCGGAGATGCCGCCGAGGTCGTGAGGTGTGCGAGCCACGCACCTGATGCGTTGATGTACGGATGACAGATCGATACCGCGTCTGTACGTTGGACACCGATCACGACGTAATCGTCATTCGACAGGCTAAGATTGAGGTTGCCAGATGTGGATGTCGTGCCGGTGACATTTTTAATGCGATGCGCTATGGCGGAATATCCATTAATCATAACAGTATTCGCATGAATCCAATTCCAACGGAGATCGTTTGTACCAAGGGAGAAACTGTTTGTGTATGCTGGAATAAGAGTGTCCATAGCAACTATACCAGCATAGCCAGCAGGTCCCACTCCGCCTCCGGTTGCAAGTATTAGTGCTTTGCTACTGAGCAATCGTAAGTCTGTCGCAGCCGCTATCGTCGCGTAGTACCCTTGCATGCTGCTACCAGTAGAATACATGGATAGCATCGGTGTACTTCCGCCACTCGGATAGAACCCCAATGTCGGCATTTGCTCACCATTATCACCCAGCAAACACACCTCTGTACCACTTATTTGTCCATCCCCGAGTTTCAACTCGGCTCCTGTAGTTGCGTTCGTACTACTTAAATATCCGTTTTTGGCCGTCCATCCACCCATCGTTACCGACCGATTTGTTTTGTCAGCAGAAAAAATCACATTCCCGTTTCGGTCAGTAACAGTTAGTGACCCGGATGTAATCGAGTCTGCGCTAAGGTTTTCTACGGTCACGTTGGAGGCATCTAAAGTGCCAGCCACAATAGCGTCCGCAATCATGCCGTATTTTTCCACGCCGTCTACAACAATCTTTCCAATAGCCGCATTAGAGGTCTCCCAACCATCGCTGGTGAATGCAAGCGTCTTATTTGTGAGTCTGCATTGTTCTAACGAATACCTTGCTTCCTCATCAATCCATTCACGCCCAAGCAATCCGCTATCACCAAACTGCATATCCTGAGATGTCTCATTAGACATGATGCGGACCTTTGCACCGTTGATGCCAGTGGCATAGAAATCATTGATCTCTCTGTTGGCAGAATCACCCTTTGCGGCCTGTTTATAAACCATGCCATAAGACGAGGCCATGGACTTCTGAGAATCGATTACAGACTTGAGATCGGATACACCATTCTTGATGGCAAGCAGATCGGAAAATTCAACGTCAATATTCTGAATATCGTCAAAATTGATCTCATACGCAACTAGCCTCAGCTTATATGGTTTCTCATCCACGATGACATAAATCCAGTTGCCAACTTCAAAATTATCTGTCAACCCTTCAAATTCTGACATCGCAAGCAAATTCTTAAGCGGAGCAGAAATAGAGTGTTGCAATTGCGATGCCTTGTATAGCTCGGCTTCCGCAGCTTCGTAGAACCCTCTGGCGTTCTGGATCATCTCAGCATTTGTCAGGCCATCAGAACGGTAGTTGGAGTTGGAGTACTCCTGCTCTCTGCGATAGACAATAAATTCATTCCATAGGTCTGTGCCAAGGTAAGACTCGAAATCCAGCACCTTATGAACCTTGTTTATAAGGTTAATGATGGTCTGTAGCAACCCTGTCCGGTTGTCAAATGTGCCAACTGTAGCAAGCTCTTTGGAACGCACAGTAATTTCGGACTCTAATGCCTTGAGCTTGTTATAATATGCTGTGTAAATCGAGTGAGCGGATGCGCCGCTTGCCCCTGCGCCCTGATCTACAAGAACGGATATACAGGCTTGGCAGCACTCTGTGAACGACTTCAGACAGTCAAGGCTATAACCTTTGATTGCCGTCTTGAAATTAGTCAGAGACATATTAAACAGAGCAGAGATATCATACGCAGTATTCTTGTATTCATTGACCTTTTTCTGCACAAGATCAGCGGCATAATTGGTAGCGCTGCTGCTCACAGCGACTGTCATTCTGCGGGTAGAAGCGGTGTCGGTATCGTCGCTAAAATTCGTTAGCGTTACAACACCCTTCCAAGACCGTGAGGCATACGAAGAAGTTGTTACGGTGACATCATATATTTCGGTGTGGGCATAAATCTTCGCAAGAGATTTGATTGCCAAGGCTACAGTCTCGCTGGATGCATTATTGGCATTGGTCACCGAGATAGTAGTAATACTGTTCTGAATCGTATTGCACTGCTCTTGTGCGGATGGCACCGTGTAGTTGTATGTCGGCATCATACTGGTTTGCAAGTACGCAGACAGATCTAAGATTGTATACTCAGCATCTACCAGAGAAGACACACCGACAAGTTTAATATCTTGCGTGGTTGCCTCAGAGCTATCGCCGGAATAGATGTGCCGCAGGTCTGGATTACGACTGATATACTTGTCTACGATTGCATTATAAGCAGCCGTATTTGCGCTGAACTTCCGCGTGGTGGCATATTCCTGATACAAAGCGTCATAAGAGTCTATCTTAGAAACAAGTTGATCAGTCATATCGCTCTTCGTGTCATCCGTAATATTCCAGATATAATTGGTACCATTCGGATTGCAGGCACGAATTACAGCTGTGAAATCGTCATCGCCACCCTCTAGGCGGAAGCAGTTCTTCACTGAGTCTGTGTCAGATTCAAAGTCAATATTATCTGCAAGGTTATCCTTGGCGACAACAATGCCTGTACTAACGCCGTATCCTTCATTAAAATCAGTGCTTCCACACTTGGGACAAGCATCGCCCTCAAAACGCTTACCACAATCACGGCAAGAACGCATAAGGTCGTAGGCACTGATGCTACGCACAATCTTACCTGTATCGGCATCAATACTGGCGTCATATTGGAACAGGCATTTAACCTCTTCCGCTACGTCATTAAGTGCGTCCACAACAGATGTGTTATCAAATGAAAAAGTCCGCTGAAGCGTTGTCAGCGAACCATCTACGTGGGCTATTTGATAGTGCGGCGCTTTGTTTAGGATCCTATTAAGCAGAGAGATGTTTGGATTGTCAGCATTGTAAAACACGGTCGGGGAGGTGTAGTCTTCCCTAGCGATGTCATCCTCTGTATTTATCTCGGTATCAAACAGTAGAATCTGCGCCAGCTCGGACTCAGCCAGCGCTTTGCCGGTAACCTGTTTAACAATGTCATCGTCCTCTGTGGCATCAACGTCCAGTTCAAAACACTGGTTCGCATCCTGATACCACAGCACCTTAAGGCTCACGAAGCTATCCCACAACGGATTCCGCACACCGTCTATGAACTTGTGAACCGTCAGAGAAATCTCATCCGCTTGGTTCAAGTGGTGTTTGTAGTGAAAGTTCTCAAAGCCGACAACGGAGCCGAGCCTCTTGTCGCTCTTGGTCATCAGCACTAAGGACGGGTCGGCCACCACGCCAGCCGAGTCAAACCGCAAACGATCCATCAGAACACCACCTTCCTGATGGGCGTATACTTCGCAATAATGTCACAGGAGAGGGTAGAGGTAAAGCCGTTAACAGGGCCATACACGAGAATATTCTCGCCAGATCTCGTAACTACCTCTTCATTGCTGCGGGTGACAATATATGTTGTAGTATCCACACCAATCACAGAGTCCAGAGATGTGGTGTTCGTGAGCTGCGGGTATACGAAGTTAAAGCTATCATATACGTTTCTGCCAGTAGACGATGTAACAGTAAGCAACTGTCCGTTAATTGTGATAACTTCTCCGCTTGTGCAGCCTGTGATAATCGTGGTAAGGCCGTTCGCTTCGTTGGTTAGTTTGAGAGTCCCCGCCGCATTGCATGTGATAATCAACTCGTCGAACGGAAGCTCGCCACTCTCCTCGGATATATTGGTGATAACGTGTGGGGAACTGGAACTGATGTTAAAACTATCAGTCTCTTGGTCGCCCCAGCCGAACGGAGCGTTGGTGGTGAAGGTAAGATTAAAACCAATGATTCTGCCAAGGTGCTCAACCTTGTCTATGCTCGCAAATGTGCCAACAAAATTTACATCACCTAAATCAGATGTTAGAATTTTCAAAGGGGCGAAAGTCTTCTTGTTAAGCCATCGCATAATAAAAGAATACTCGCTAGATGATACTGTCGAGCCATCCGGTTTACATATACTGATATTACCGACGAACACCTCGTCATACACCGCGTTAACCAGATAATGTCTTTTGCCTCCATGCGTGGAGATCGTGCTTAAAGAGAGTTCAGAACCGGCGGTTGTATACTGGAAGCCACCGCTTTCATCGAATTGGACAATCTCAAATCCAACATCTGATAGGTAGCGACCATCATATTCGAAGTTTACAGCTTTCACATGGCCTCACCTCCGTTATTTAGTTTGTTTCTTCAGCGCCCGGAGCAACCGTTCCATTTCGGTCCGATACTCGGCTCGCTCCCGGCTTATCTGTAAAAGAGTCGTTTTGTATTTTTCGCGCAGCTCTCGTGTGTCGGAGAGCATAGCAAGGAAATCATCTCGGGTCTGTTGCAAATCATTCATGGCTTCTTGAAGTGCGGCTTCCTTTTCGTCAGCGATATTTTGCAGACTCATTTTCTCGCGCTCCAGATTGGCGATTTCCAGATTCAACTCCCTGATGGTTTCGCCCTGCCGCTGGATTGTTTTCTTTTGGCGGTCAAGCCGTAAATCAGTAAACATTAATTCCTCCATATGGCAAGGGAGGCAGTTTCCTGCCTCCCGTTACACAATTACAATTTGAATGTTGTCTTGGCGAGAGAACTTCCACCGTTCATCCTGTCAGTGGTCATGGACTGAATGAACTTCTCAAAGTCGGAGCTCTGGAGCCTTGCCTGTAACTTGGCTTTGAAATCATCGTAGTCCTCAACGTGATCAATAGGAATATTCACAGACCCAATAGTGAAGACTCGGCTGTTCGCCGCTGCGCTCATAGCGCCATTACGGACGTTGGCAACAGCGGACGGGATAGTAACCGCAGAACTGTTCTTGGATAACTCACGCAGAGTGTCACGCAGCTCCATGAAGTTCTTGGTGTCAGTCGCGCTGAGGAACGCTTCGGGGTCGGAAGCTGTGCCATCTACCCACGCCGGACCGGTATAGTCCACCAATCCGCCCTTGGCATACTTATTGTAAGCATACTTAGAAAGGTCCTTAATACCATACTTGCTCATGGCAGAAGTGATAGCGCTATATCCGCCACTGAACAGTTGGTTCACGATGCCTTGAATCGTGTTGTAGTTAAAGCCCTTGGCTTCGAGGTTCTTCTTTCTGGCATCCCCAGAACCCCAACCGTAGCCACCATTAATAATCGCCAGAGCAACACCGTAGTTGTCAGCATCCGTTGGAGCCGCCTTCTTCGTAGTTGCGGTTTTCTTAGTGGCCTTCTTTTTGGTCGTGGTCTTTTTGGTGGTTGTCTCGGTAACGGTTTTCGGAGTAGTGGTCTTCTTTGTAGTCGAGACTTTCTCCTTGGCTTCTGCGCCACTCGCTCTCACCATCTCAGCTACCTTCGCAGAAATCCCAGACAATACCGTGTGGATATTGGTCAGCTTCTCGGTGAAGTGGTTCTTGTAATCAGACAACGCTTGTTGCTGTCCGGCCCAAACTGCTTTCATCTCAGCGGTCATCGTATAGCCCACAGACTTACCCTCAGATTTCAGAGTTTCGCTGACACCTTTGGTGACAGAGGACAGATCAACGCCTATCTTGCCAGCAGCCGCAGTCACACTCTGATCTGCTTGCGTAGCGTTGGCATTAATAACATCGATCATACTTGCCATTAAAGCATCTACGTTGTCAAGTCTGCTGTTTAAGTTCTCCTCATAGTCTGCATAAAGAGTATCCAGTAAAGACTTCTGGTCAGAGATGTAACGGTCATATTGCGTCTCTTCCAAATCACTCTGTGCAGATTCAAGGTCAGACCGAAGCTGTTGCACACGCAGGCGGTTCTCCTCAGAATCGTCGCCCTCATAAGCGGAGAGCTGCTTTTGGATAGAAGCAATGTTCTTCGTTTGGTCGGCAACTTTCTTCTGGTAATCCGCAAGTGACTTTGCAGACGAGAGGCTGTCATTGTAGGTGTCAATCAGATTCTTCAAAGAAGAAAGTTGAAGGTCAATTCCATCTTTAACGAGAGAAACCATAGCCTGCTTTTCGTCTTCAGCGGCTAAAATCGATTTCCGCTGAAGCTCTAACAACTCTTCGCGACGAGCGATAATATCTGTGTTGTTCGGGTCTTTAGCAAGTTGCTTGGTGACCTTCTTCATCTCCTTGCGGTATGCGTCAGCCTGCTCCATATACACATCATAATTTTGAGCGTGGAGCCCAGCAGTTGCAAGACCCTGATCGGTAATGCTGCCATCATCATTGAAGAGCTTATCATTGCTCATGAGGTCAATAAGGAAGTCAGCCTCGTCGGTAATCTTCGAGATACGATCCTGAGCGTAGTCAAAGTACGACCAGTTGAGCTCGCGCATTGCCTTTTCTGTTTTGGCAAGACTGGTGTTGTATTCGTCTAGCTTTTTCTTGGCGGCCTGGATTGCTTCCTGCATTTCGTCAAATATCTTTAGTCGGTTCGCTACACCGACCGGGCGTTACCGCCCCACATAGTTTCCTATGTAGTTGAGACTATATCTTTTACCCATTTTTGTTCTGTCATGTAAGATAACGATCTAGAATATGTTTAATATTACCTTGATCGTAGTACGGGATACGGATTATAGACAAATCATTCATAATCGCATATTCGTTTTTCATTTGATCGTGCTTCTTTGTGTACTCATAAGCCTTTTCGCCAAAAGCTGGGAAGAAATGTTGTCCGCCATCAAACTCGATAATCATCCGATAATCTGGCAGATAAAAATCAAATGGAAGAGGGCGCTTGTCTGCGCAGTCGTTGAATTTCTTAGAGCGTTGGTAATTAATCTGCCGTGCGCGAAGATAATCTTCTACATCTCGTTCGCCACTGCTTTGCCAACTTGAGCACCTATGGCAACATTTTGCTGGGCTAGATTGGTAGGACCCAAGACAAGTCATAAATACGTTTTGACCACACAACCCACATAGTACTTGTAAATTTACACAATGTGTCGAAGTATAATCGTTCTTATTAAGCAAAATGTTCCCATTGTAGCTATTGATTATAGCTTCTACTTCATCTGCGCTAAATCTCTTGGCTCTGCCCCTTTTCTCATATGAACAATAGAAGCACTCGTGCCCCCGACACAAATTTTGCAGTAGCATTGTTTGTACTCCGTGTTTCGGGTACATAAAATCCACAGTCATATGACAATCTGTATATTCAGTTTTATCTGTGATGAGCTGGTATCCATAATCACTACATACCTTCATAGCCTGCTCAAAATAACGGTGGGCCCGTTTATCTTTGTTTGAATCGTGTATCTTTTGAGTTCTGCAACTGCGGCAATAGTCCGCTATGTTGTGTCGATGCCGTTCAGAGTAAGATAAAAACTTCGCTTCAAAATCCCGCCCACATTGGTCACAAATGACGGTCACTAATTGTTTACTTGACGGTGCTAAGTCCTCGGCTGGAACAATGAAGCAATCGTCTTTAAATGTAAACTGGTAACCTCTGGATAAATAATGATTTTTTACCTTGTTGGCCCACCGAACTGTTTTGAACTGTCCTGGTTTTAAAATGCACAGCACCTCCAAGTGTTGGAATTTTAGATATTTAACATAACAAAAATGGGTAATTTACCGTTTCGAACCGCCAATCGCTTGCGGCCCTACACTTCATAGAGTTAGTCGTTGAGCGTTCTCCTATTCGGAGCTTCGTTGCTGATTGCCCAATCCACACAATTTTCAGCCGTCACGCTTGCCCATGTTTCATAGCTACGTTGTGGCTTGTGTGGCTCTAAGGGTTTTCCAGCAGTTAGATAAATTATTTCTTACGGTTGTTACCAACCGCTGTGGCAGAAATTTACCACTCGGGGCTATATTTTTCTATCTCACCAGACGCCAAGCCTTCAGCCAAAGCGGTTTCGAGATCGGATACCTCTTTACCAAGGAGATCAATGTTTTTCTTATTGACCTTTTGAATTGCAGAGTAATACTTGGTGCTGACCAAATATCCCTTTGCCTCGAGTTGGTCAATACCCTCCTCATAGGTGTCGATGAGATATTCGCTTAGACTCAGACGATGCTCGTACTCTTCCTCGATGTTGTCGAAGTTGTCAGCATAGAGCTGTGCCAGATCCTCATGAGCTTTTTTCTCGACTTCTTGAGCGTCTAAAGCTTTCTGATAGTACGTCTGGTACTGCTCTATTTTCTCCTTCAGGTCTTCATCCGTAATAGTTTCAAGGTCAATCTTGCCTTCGCGAACTAACTGCTTGTAGCTGTCCGAAAGGTCAACAGACTCTGCCGCTTTCATGTAGCGCTTGTAGGCTTGGTGTTGGGCAGTGATTTCTTCGGACACAGCCTCCATCTCTTTATTAAGAGCAGAGGTGCGCTTGGACAGTTTCTTGAAAGCAGAACCTGCTACGGTAGCGAGCTTCTTGATCTTGCGCTCTATGCGGTCAATAAGGACCTCGATCCAGTCGAGCTCTTCCTCAAACTCTTTAGTTTCTTCGGTAGAAGAGCCGCCGCCCGAGCCTCCCCCAGATCCGCCACCAGAACTGCCACCGGAACTGCCGCCAGATGAGCCACCAGAAGAACCACCGCCACCAGCTCCATGCTTTTTCAGGAAAGTCGAACGCCCACCAGCAAATGCTGGAATACGATTTGAATACGGATTCTGCTTCAGGATTTTCTTTGTCTCATCTGCTGTGTAAACAACGTCGCCCTCGTTAAGGTACCCCATAACGGGGCCATCCACACCGGCAAGATAAGCCTCGTCCCCAGAAACAACAAGTTCCGGCTTTGGTGTGCCATTCGGCGAATACTCGTCGCCAAGCAGTGATGGTCCGGCTTTCGCATGTTTGGTACCAGTTGCGGTAGCCTTCGGTGGAGTTCCGACCGTCCTATACTCCACCGTGACTGTCTTATAACTGTTGGCGCTAACAGTCGCTAACAACGAAAGGACTGTGCTTAATCCAGACCGTGCGCCACTGGAATTATCTGTTACCGTTGCGGTACAACCCTTCGCGGTGATATCGTCCATGGTGCTCATGATAGTCTGGGCTTTAGTCTCGGCATCAGTGGTATCTCCCTCGACCACCGCAGTCCAAGTGCTACCTTCGCCAAATGTCTCATCTAAGAGTTGCTTATCACCGGTTACATCAATCGTAAATTGCTCGTCGTCCAATGTTACCGTGACGCTTACAGACGCCTCCGCATCTACATTCCCAGTCTTTTCGGCAATGGCCGCATTCAAGTCGGTGTCGCCGACCTTAACATCGGCTTCGATTTCCACGTTGCCCTGAGAGGAAAGTTCTGCCAGAGTTGATATTAAATCATCTGCGGCCATACCGGCATCGAGCATGGCATCAACCATGCCCTGTGTGATAGTGACTTGATCAGCGCCAATAATTTGAATTGGTTCGAAGCCATTCTGAGCCCGCCAGTCATTCATGACACCAATAAGGTTTGTAACTTCATCTGCGGTCAACCCGGTGTAATCCATCAGTTGCTGGAGATTAGCGTATGTAGACCCATCGACATCAAATATGAGTTTTTGGTTATTGAACTCTTCCCAGTTATCCCACATATCACGGGATACCCAGTCGATTTCATCCACATACATGCGATATTTTTGGACAAAATCTTGAACCATTTCTTCGGTCCAACCAAAAGCGTCTGCGAGCTCATGAAGCTGATTGATGTTGTAATGGAAGTCACCGGTATCGCCATCCCAAGAAGCAACACTCGGGTCGAGCTTGCCATTCCGATTCATTTGCTCTATAGCATCAAGCCATTCAATCACGCCATCTGCGGCGTCCTCATATGCTGTGAACTTTCCGTCTTCGATTGTCCCAAAGAATTTGAGGTTTGCATCAGCCCAAGCTTGAGTGGCTTCGGCAGATTGCCCAGCAAGTCCAAAGTATTCTTTGATAGAGCTAAGAGCCTTGCTACCGATTTCGCCGGACCCAAGCAAATCAGACATCTGCCCAAAAGCGCTCACCCGGTCTTGATATCCAGCATCATAGTCTTCTTCTTGAAGCGCTTTTTGGAGATCAGAACGAGCCTTTGTTGCGGCATTGATAGAATCGGCCAGTACACCAAACTCGCCGCTCGCATCCTTAATTGCAGAGGTAGGAATCTCTTCAAGCGCATCCGCAAGATTGCGAACTTGTGCGGCGGCGTCTTCAGTAAGAGATCCAGATTCCGCAAGCTCACGCAGACGGGTGACAAGTTGATCGGGTGAGTCTTGCATAAGGCGACGAAGCCCTTGGTCCAGATTTCCGAAACTGCCACTTGTGAAGTCTACATAGCCAGCGAGTTCTGGGAATTCCTCCACAAGATCAATGACATCTTCGAGGCCGAGCGTTCCATCGGAGAGACTCTCCATCGCGGATTGCAATTTACTGACAGAACTGATATAATTATCAATGTTATCGGAAAGTTTGTTATCGTCGCCCTCAAAGATAGAACCAAAAGATTGTTTTATGGAATCCGACGCATCCGATGCGGCTTTGGTTGCCCCACCATAATACTTTTCCCAGTACCCAGTGTCACGGAAGTCTCCGTCAATTTGGAATTCATAACCTTCGGTCCCAGCGATTGCATCGTCAATAATGCCCTGAATGTATTCGCGGACTTCATCGCTGATGTGAGCACCATGCAAATCGACCCCTTTAAACATAAGAAGGTTTTGCATTGCCTCCCTAGCGTCTGCCCAGTTGCCATTTGCGATTGCGTTATTGAGATCGTCGATATACCCAGAAGCTCGCTTCATCAATTGGCGAGATGTGTCGTCTGACAGAATTTGATTGAGCATATAATCCTGGTATCTTTGGCCAAATTCATCGATGACTTTCTCCGCATCGGATAGCCCATTTCGGATATCCTTGACAAAACGGTCCCATACTTTCTTCTGGGAGTCTGTTAGGGAACTTGTATCCATTGCAAGAGCCTTGTCGTAGATGCCACTCAAAGCATTTTGTACCTCATAGGCATCACCAGAAATACTCAGGAAAACCCCATTACCCGCACGAGACACATTATCAAAACCATTGATTATATCATCAAAGAATGACTCAAAGCCTTCTCCGTAAGTACTGAGATCTCTCAATGGCGCAAACGCACTACGAAGCCCATACTGATATGTGGAATAATTGTTGATTTTATCAAACGCTTCTTCGTATGCTTCTCGATTTTCATCAATTGCTCTACGCGCCTCTTTGCCCAATGAGCCTTGTAGCTTCTGGTTTGTTTCATCAACGCTATCGCCCAGAACGTCTAAGGCATTAGCTTCAAGTCCGTATCCCTCGATAAGTGCGGCTTGAATATCTAGCAATTCACCTCGGACCGTTGCGGCCTCTCCTATAGACAGATTGCCAGAATCTAATTGGGTTTTGAGTTCATCAATGCGCCCAAGCTGTGTGTCAATATCTGATGCCATATCATGGATAGAGGCACTGGCCTCATCCGCATCTTTACGGATACCCTTAAAATAATTGGTGTAGCCGATTGCAAATGCGCCAGTCAGCGCAACAGGAATAGCAAACGCAGCAAAGAATCCGGCTACGGACCCAGCAGAAATACTAGCCGCTTCTCCGACGTTAGCAATACTATGAGCTAACCCACTCAGTTCTTGTGATGAAGTACCTTTAGAAAACAGTTTGACCAAATCCGGTATATTCAAATTGTTTGTTGTACACACATTTGTGGTTGCATATACATTTTCAGTTAAGGAGGCACTTTATGAGAAACTCTAGCATTATGAAGTTTGTCGGTAGCATTTTCGGAATTATCGGGGTAGTATTACTTGGAGCTGGAGCATACAGAAGGCATTACGCCCAAATGTTTATCAATACCTCAACATATGTTGATCATACATTTTTAGTGTGGTCGCAACACAAACAAAATGCAACATATGTATTAATCGCAGGCATAGTCGTAGTTGTCATTGGCGCAATCTTGCTGTGTGCTGGATTCCTAAAGGCCAATGCGGTGGCAAACCCAGAAACGCCACCAACTACACCCAAGGCATACACCCCAACACCCAAGCCTTCAAACACATCATCAAGATTAGCCGAACTTAAAGCACTCCTCGACTCCGGCATCATCACAGCAGAAGAATACGAGGAGAAGCGGAAGAAGATTATTGATGAGATATAAAATACAATTTGGTGTGTTCTCCACAAATACCACCGGAACACCACGGCGGCTCTATCATAACAAACTCTGCACTACTTCCAGCGTTGGATCGCCTGCTGGTCTGATTACCAGCGAGCACAGAACCGCTATGGCCTAACAGAGAAAACCATAGCGGCAATTCAGACTATACATCACACCCAATGGGTGAACTCCCTTCTAGTCGTTGAGCCTCACCGTTTGTCACAAATTCCAACGTGACACTGTTTGACAAAAATTTCTAGCCATGATATTATTTTAATGAGAATCGTCCAACTCCTTTGCTGACACTTGCCAGTACCGTTTGACAACGGGACGGGATCGCAAGCCCGTACCAGAAAGGAGGAGGTGATTATGACACTCAAGAAGTTTCTTTTTGATGCAACGGCTCAGTTCGTTGGCGGCGTTCTCGCCGCACTAGCGATGATGGCCGTCAAGGTCATTCTGGGTTTATAACCCAGCTCCGGGGTGTACTGTGACAGCAGTATGCCCCGTTATTATTATCAAACAGGGTTTTGGTTGCGGATTGCCTATTTCCGTCACACACTGTGACGGTGACCCGTAGCGTTATTATTTGGCATAGGCCAGCCACTCACTTTTTTCTGCCTTTCGGCGGCTGTCGCACTTGCCCGTTAGGGCTATGCTGTAGCAGAGTGGCGTTAAGGGTTTCCCGCAGTTTGAGAGTTTACGCAGCCAGGAATTGCTCCCTGGGAGGGCAATATAATTTACCAAGATTTTTAAGAATGTCGAGTCCTGCCATTGCACCAAGGATTGTAGGCAGAGCCCCTATTTTGTTGATGACTTTATCTAGCCAGTCAACGGCGGCAGTGCCGAAATCGACAATACCTTTCGTGAGGTCACTGGAAAGCACATCACGAGAAAGGACTTGGAAGCTTGTCTTAAGCTGCTCAACCTTCTTTTCGGTTGTGTCCATGACGATTGCGTTGGCTTCGGCGGCAATGCCAGCAGAATTCATAGCATCTTCATAAGCGCCTTCCGCATCCTTGATGTTAGTAATCAGGGACGAGATAACAGAAAGCTGTCTGGTGCCGCCAAGGATTTCGGATACACGAGCCTGAGTTGTGTCGGACAGTTGGTCCCACACACCAGAGATCTCAACAAAGATTTCGTATATGTCTTTGTATGAGTTGGTGGCTGCGTCGGCCATGATATCCACGCCGCCGGTGCCATCAACATTTGTAAGTGCCATGAGCTCGGAGCGATACTTCGAGAAGCCTTCGGCTACATCTTCGTATTCTTCTCCGAGGTCTTCGAGTTCGGTTTTTGCACCTCTAATTCTTGCACTTACCGTCTTCATTGCTGTCATTCTGTTACTTTCAGCCTTCGCCTACTGACCGCCAAATATGACGGCGGGCAGGTCTTTCGGCCTGCCTCTCACGTTTCATTATAAGATTATAGCGTGAGATCGGACTGGATCTTCCACACCAATCGGTGCTGTGTAGCGGAGGATGGTATGTTACCATATCATCCATTACAGTCTCTAAGGATTTTTTGTAAACATTTGCTGTAATGTGTTTACAAAATCTTTCCTCGGTCTTGACCATCTCTGGCTTTTAACCGATATAGCTACATTTAACGTGGGCTACAATCATTAACCCACGGCCTCTGGGTTTTGGAGTGCCGCGTTGGCAGCAGCGAACAGTGCCGCCGACTTTTCAAAAGACGTGCCAGTTGCAGACAAAGCCGCGCCGCCACGTTCAAACGCCGTCATAAGCTCACTGGCGCTGATTGCATATTTCTGGCCAACCACAGTCAGAACATCTGCAATGTGATCAGCAGTCACGCTCTCATCTTGATAAGCCTTTAGAATACTTGTCAGTCCGCTAGTACCAGCGTCCACCGCCACATCAGCCACGTTGGACAGCTCAGTAGCCACTCGCGAGAAATCAAGCGACTCTTGTAGGTTATCCTAATTGTTACTCCTCTATAAGAGGGGGCAGGTCATTTCTGCCTGCCTCTGCAATTTCGTATTTAGGTTATAGTTGCAGAGCAGAGTACATCATCATCCCTGTAGGATGTTCGGCGTGGCCCAGTGGATTACTCACACTGGGCACTTACTCGTTACGGGTTCATAGTTTCAATTTATGAAGTTTCTCACTTCGCGTTTAATTTCTTCGTCTGTTAATGTATATGGCAATCTTAACAGCTGAATGTGATTATCATTACAATATTGCGTTTTGGCAGCGTCTCTTTCTTGAGTAGATACAAAAGCAGCATCCCCACCCCAATGTTCTATGGGGTAGAAATGCTGTTGACCATCGTATTCAATTGCTTTGTTCTGACCCTCTATGTAGAAATCAATTGGAAGAACATTGATTCTTTTACAGTCTGGAATGCGCTTTTGATATGTATAATTAACACCAAGGTCAATTAACTCTTGTTCGATCAAAGACTCACGCCTGCTCTTGAATTTCCCACAGCCACAAGTATCTGCTTTTCCAGGAGTCAGTAAATTTCCTTGAGTGATAGACGTGATATTTCCACAATCACATTGACACAACCAATGTGTTCGCTTGTACAACTCTGTCTTGACAGGGTCTTTTGCGATAACAGTCAAGTGGCCAACTTTTACGCCAACCAAATCATGGCGATAATGATGAGTAATATCATCACTACAACCACATGACGGCCACCAACCTTTTATCAGATAGCTAGTTGGAACCTCTATAATGTTACCACAATTGCATTTGCACTCCCAAACAATCATCTTGTTTTTCATACGCTTCCCAGTATCTTTAAGTAAGGTAAGATGATTTATTCTGTCTCCCGGATGCAATTTGGAATGGTTTCTGTTATACCTGCTTTCTCGCTCAAGACACCCACATGACTTTGTGCGCCCCGCCCTCAAATTCCCAGGATCAATAATTTTTTCATTCCCGCAATCACATAAGCACTTACAGAAGGTGTGCCCATTTCTATAATGCGGCACCATTTCTGTGACAACGAGCCTGCCATAACGCTCGCCGGTCATATCTTTCATTTTTATTCCGATAACACATTCCTCCATTGACAATAATCTTGAAACTATGTCTTGCCCTCGGGGTTGTCCACCTCTGGAGTTTCCCCGATAAAAGCCGAATTTTCACCTATGCATTACTGCATAGGGGGACTATGCTATTAATCCAAGCCTACTAAATGTCGTGACGCTGTCCAGCATATCTGCAACTTCAGTGCCGTATTCCTTTGCAGCAGTTGCACCTTCTGAGAAGAACGTCTCTAACTGACTACCGCTTGCTCCGGTAATGACCTGCAACTGTGCCAATGAGCTTTCAATCTCAACAGCGCTGGACACCATCTCTCTAGCCGCCATACGCAGCTCTCTGACAGCCAAAGCAACGCCTGATTTCGCCAAGGCTCCAAGTGCTGTGCCGCCAAGAGCTTGCTTTAACGATTGCCCAAGATCTGTAACAGATACCGCAGTGCTTTTGGCTTCGGATTGGAGTTCTCGCCACTCTGCACTAATCTGTTTATACGCGGCGGAATCTCCTGCTTTAGCCGCCTCTTCGAGCCTCCGCTGAAGATCGGCAACCGCATCGCCATATTTCTCTGCGTACTGAGTATTGCTCTGGAGCCAGTTACTCATATCGTTTGAAAGCTTCTTAGAATTTGTCTCCTGAAGAGCTTTTTTCTGCGCGTCACTTACCGCCTTCGCTTGCTCTTTGGCGAGTTCCTGAACTTGCTTCGTTTGCGCTTTGGCAAGTTCCTGAACTTGCTTCGCTTGCTGTGCCGCCCAAGCCTTATCTGCTTTTTCTTTTGCCCTTTGAACGCTCTCTTCGGCTTTTATCTGTTCTTTCGCCCAAGCGGTCACTTGTGATCTTTGTTGCGTTTCCCAAGCCTTTGCAGCTTTTTCTTGAGCGCTGGTTAGGTTTTTGGCAACACTATTGGCGGCTTTCTTGCTTGCATTTTCTTGAGCCGCTTGTAAACTAGCCTCAAGCTGTTTTGCAAATTCTCCAACTGGCTTTAGGTTAATTTCATACGTTTTCCCATTAATTACGTTTTGTATGTCAGTAGTTATTTGAGGATTTACACTTAGGGTTACCTGTACATCCCCGCCATTATTAGCCATATACTTCTCACCACCTCAATTTATAAAAATTGGAGCCGCGAGAAGCGGCTCCTGACGTTTATGTATACAATGGGTTAATAGATATATCTTTTACCTCTATCCCATTTTTGACGGAACCCTTCCAAGCATCGACACCTGATTCTACGAATGCTTGCCCAACATAGCTTGCTCTGGCTCGTATCCAATTCCCATGCCACAATCCACGCGGGGCGGGCGGGTCGTAACTCCACCCTTGTGTAAACAATCCGTATATGTCATACACTGGCCCGTTTGTAAAGGATGGGCGCTCCTTGTTTAAAAAAGTCAAAGAAATTGAACATGTTCCATCACCGCTCTTTGACACACTGGGAGATACAGCAAATCCCTTTGCAAGCGCAGGCGGTATAACCGACTCAATACAGTTTGCCAAATCGTGTGCCATAATTGAAAGATCATGTTCATTGACCTGTTCCATTGCTGCTTGCTGAACCCTCTCTTTTCCTGCCCCCTTAGCCCAAGCAAGTAGCTTTTGTTCTAAACTCACTCAGCATCATCTCCGCCAAGCAGATGTAAAATCTCAGCTTGGTTAAGACCAAGCCGATCAGCCTGCCCCAACACATCTAAGAATTCATCCGCCACCTTTCTAGGCATCGCAGCCTCAATGCGGTTCAGCAGATTCAGCACCCGACCAGCGAGTTCCTCACGGTTGCCCATCCTAGCCTTCAGTTTGTTGAAAATATCCTCTTCCATAGACCACAGCTCATCCTTAATCTCCTTGGTGATTTTGGTGTAGAACTCATTATTCCCAGCCAATTCCCAAATTGCTTCCAAGTCAGCCTTCTTAGCAGAGAAGTCCAAATTAGTATAATACTGAAGCACTGTGGCTCGGAAGACTGGTTCTATATATTCAATTGAAGGTTTCCGATGCGCATCCACGGTACCAGCCGGGGTGTTTTCATCGTACTCATAATCAAAAGGGAGAGGACAGCATGAGTCCACCACAGTGTTTACAAGCGCAATCCGATCCGTCAGAGAAATACGGGGTTGCACCTCAACAGGAACGAACTCGTGTTCGCCTACCTGAAACTCAATAACTGATGGTTCATCGGCGTATGCTTTTGTAATCTTCTGCCAATCTCCAAATTTAACTTTGCTCATTGCACAATCTCCTTTACCTTTATAATAAGTTCTGTCCGTGGATGCTCCGCATCCACAAAACACTGAAGCAATAATGAGTTAATATGTTCCGAATCGTCATCAATAATCATTCCACTCTGTACCAATCCATCCAGTAAGAATTTCGGGACAGAATTATCTGTATCATGGCGGCGATGATTCGGATAGAAGGTTTGACATATAACATCGCACTTCTCAATGCGTAGGTTAGAGTAACCTTGGTCTTCTACAAACCACACGATAAAATCCTTCCATTTTTGTTTTAACGCATTCATCATTGGCCGCTTCATAATCATCCACACATTGATTGACTCATGATATGGATGGGCTATAGGTTTCTTACTTGCCCGTGGATGCAGTTCGAAATAATGTTCTT